TTCTGGCGGCACGATGACTGGCCCTATCATCATGCCCGGCGGTGGTTCTGTCCTCAGCATTGAGGACAACGCTGCAACGCACAACATGGTCTACCGGGGCAAGGCACTGGGCACCAGCGTCACGAGCGAGCAGTGGGCGGCCATCAAAGCGGGCACGTTCAAAGACCTGTACCTTGGCGACTACTGGTCTATTGGCGACGTGGACTACATCATCGCCGCTTTTGACTACTGGCTGAACTGTGGGGATACTGCTTGTACGAAACATCATCTTCTCGTTGTTCCCAGAGGCAATCTGTATACCGCCGCTATGAACAGCACCAATGTCACCACTGGTGGCTATGTTGGCAGCGAGATGTACAAAACTAGCCTCGCACAGGCAAAGACCACATTCAACACTGCTTTTGGCTCTGCTCACATCCTGACCCACCGCGAATATCTTGTGAATGCCGTCACCAATGGCAAGCCTACTGGCACGGACTGGTACGACAGCACGGTGGAGCTGATGAACGAAAACATGGTGTACGGCAGCAGACAATTTTCGCCCATGCCTGACGGTTCTGACCCGTGGAGCACCTGCCGCAACTACACCATCGACAAGAGCCAGCTGCCCATTTTCCACCTTGCCCCGTGGATGATTTGCAACCGTAACTGGTATTGGCTGCGAGACGTGGTCTCGACGGCCAATTTTGCCAGTGTCGACGACTACGGCAATGCGGACTACGGCAACGCTTCCAACGTCTATGGCGTTCGGCCTGTCGCCGGTCTGATCGGTTAATCGAACATCCTGCGGGCCTGTACCGCAGGATTGAGATAGAAAGAAGGTGAAACGATGTCCATCCCGAAGCATGAGCGCTCTCCTTCCAGACTGGAAGCGCAGCATCTTGCCCGGAAAATCAGCTTGGAAATAACGTCCGAGCTTGCGAGGACGTTCGGCTACAGCAAGGCAAAATTTGAGAAGCACGTCGAAACTATGACGAAATACCTACCTCCCGGCCCGGACAGGGAATCTGCTGCACAGCAGATTCGGGAGCAGGAACAGGGATTCAACTTGTGGCTGATTGAGCAGGAACGCCGGAGAATGCTTGACTTATCACGCGAAATCCCGCTCCATCTTCGTGCGGCAAATTCCATTTGGCCCAGTTGCCAGATGGAGCTTGACGCGCGGAGGCTGGAGCTCGACCGTGCCATTGCTGCCTGTTGGAAATTGCAGGACGAACTCCAGTATATTGCTGAAGCTCTTCCGGCTGATTTCAACAAGTATACCGGCCTTGCCTTGGAAATCGACAAGCTTGTTTCGTATATTAAAAATTTACGAAAATCCGACAACAAGAGATTTAAGGCTGCTTCCGAAAACAAATCCGCAAAAAGTACGAAATAATAAACAATTGGGCATCCTTTGTTCGTGGTCTCGACGGCCAATTTTGCCAATGTCAACGACAACGGCAATGCGAACTACAACAACGCTTCCAACGTCAATGGCGTTCGGCCTGTCGCCGGTCTCTGATTTCGCAACTGTACATAAAAGGATTGGTTCCGAGTGCAGCTCTGCGAAAGGAAAGGCTGTCCATTCATGGAGATTCCATGATAAACGCTCCTTGAGGGCATCAACGGCGATGTTCCCGGTTACGACCGATGGAACTATCGCGCTGTTTTTTCTTTTACTATGACAAAATTGACCGATGCAAATGTGCTGTATGATGCAGGATTTAAGGCGATGAAGCCTTCTTACTACAAATACGGCACTCAACTGTATGAAATGAACCATCTTCTCGAAACGGCAAGGCTTCAGAAAGCTTTCCTTGAGGGGAGCTACGAGCCGCAACCCGGCGTTAAATTTGAGATCAAGGAAAGGGGCCACGAAAGGTATATCACCAGCGCTGAGACCGCTGACAAGGCGGTTTCTCATATCATCTGTGACGAGTATCTTACACCCCTGCTGGGCCGGTATCTCCAGTATGATAACTCGGCCAGCCAAAAAGGCAAAGGCGTGGCTTTTCACCGTCACAGATTTAAGGTTCACCTGCGGCAGTATTATGAGCGTGAAGGAACGAACGAGGGCTTTATTTTATTCTCGGACTTCAGCGGGTATTATGCCAACATTCTGCACGAGGTGGCGCTTTCCCGGCTGGAGAAATACCTCACGAAAGAGATACCCGACCCCGTGGAGCTTGCTCAGGTGTTGGATGTCCTGCGTAAAACCTTCAAGAGCTATGAGCTGGACGTATCTAGGCTCTCGGATTCTGAAATCGAGCAGATGTACCGAGAAAAAATCAGCTCCACTTTTAATGTCGGCGTACCGTCCTCTGTCCTGACCGGCGAAAAGATGCTGCGCAAGGGAGTTGATATCGGCAATCAGATCTCTCAGAACGTCGGCATCTTCCTGCCCGTCCCTCTGGATAACTATGTAAAAATCGTCTGTGGTATCAAGGGATACGCCCGATATTCAGATGACTTTTATGCCATTGCCCGGACTAAGGAGGAGCTGCACGAAGTTATGGATGGAGTGCGCCGGGAAGCCGCTGCACTGGGCCTTATCATCAATGAGAAAAAGACTCGCATCTGCAAGCTGGGTGGCCAATACCGCCACCTGCAAATGCTATACTCCCTGAAGCCTGACGGCGAGATTACCTGCAAAATCAACCCCAAGTCTATCACTCGTGAGCGACGGAAGCTGAAGGCGTACAAAAGGCTGCTGGATGCTGGCCGGATGGAGTATGCCGAAATCGAGAACAATTTTAAGTCGTGGATTTGCACCTACATCGGTTCATGTCCCTGCTGCAAATCCAAAACATGATTGCTCTGTACAAGGAACTATTCGGAAAGGATATCACATGGAAAAAGTCACGAGGACATGGTCGGTTACGCTGGCTGATGGCACAGCCATTGAAAACCTGACCCTGAATGCCGGAAGCAACAACTTCCATTCTCCCACTGAAATTACCTCTGAGATGTTCGAGGGGAAGCTTGCCGAGGTTCATATCGCCTCCAGTGATGGTGATATGAGCAGCTGCGGCTATCCTTCCGTTTTGAGCAATGCAGAGCTTGTACAAATCACCCCCGCATCCGAAACACAGGACGGCCAGTGGCACTTCATTCTGCGGGAAGTTCCTGAGGATGAGCTTTTCAAGGCCCGCACTCAGGCCCAGCTTGACTTCCTTGCCCTGAGCGCCGATATCAATTTGGAGGATATGTAACATGATTGAGCACAGCCCGAAGTTCGGTGATGTGAAGCAGCACTACGATTTTCACCTGTGGAAGAAATCCACGGTAAAGCTGGCCGTCAAAAGAAAATGGATTACGGCGGACGAGTACGAGGAGATCACTGGTGAAAAGTATGCAGCCTGAAAGCTGGCCAGATCTGTGCGAAGGTCTGCTGTCCCGGCTTGAGGATGCCGGTGAAGATACCTCGGAAGAGCGCAGCAAGTTTGCTGTGCTGTCTGCTGGATGCAGCGTCCGTGGCTGCCCTTTGATGCAGAAAGAACAGGAGATGAGTTTTTGAGTATTATCACGTTTCAGCGGGGCGATAAAACAGCCCTCACCAAAAATTTTTCCCGGTACGAGTTCCAGTGTCCCTGCGGCTGCACCTCGCAGATGACCGAACAGGAGCTCGCGGACAAGCTCCAGAGCATCCGGGACAAGCTGGGGAAGAAAATCAAAATCACCTCCGGCTACCGCTGCATCAAGCACAATGCCAAGGTCGATGGTAGCAAACAAAGCCGTCACCTGTATGGCATCGCCGCCGACTGGAGAACTCTGGACAGGAGCGTTAATCCAGTAGCCCTTGGCATTATTGCTCAAAGTGTTGGATTTGGCGGTATCGGTATCTACTGGCACTCCAAAGGTGCTTTCGTCCACACCGACACCCGCAATGGCAAATCCACATGGCTCTGCACCACGCCCGGCACTTACCTGTCCACCAGCTACAATGCCTTTATCATGCCCACCATCAAACAGGGCTGTACTGGAGCTGCACCCCGCAGCGCCACCATCATGCTGCAGAAGCTGCTGAAGGTGACCGCCGACGGGAACTTCGGCCCGGCCACCACCAAAGCCTTGATGGTGGCCCAGCGTAAGCACGGCCTCGTAGCCGATGGCATCTGCGGCCCGAAGAGCTGGACGGCCATTTCTGGCGCTGACAAGTATCTGTAAGTGAGGCGAAACCAATGCAGCAGATTCTCTCGTACATCTCCGCGCACTGGACGGAATGGGCCATCTGGCTGCTGGGCCTTGGCTGGGGTTACCTTGTCAAAAAGGTGACCGAGTACAAGACCATCAAAGACGGCCTGTTGGCCATCATGCACGACAGGCTCTATCAGTCCTGCACCTACTACATCAAGCAGGGCAGCATTGACACTGGCGGCCTGAAAAACCTCGAATACCTCTACACAAGCTATCACGCACTGGGCGGAAACGGCACGGGTACAGAATTGTACAACCGCGCCAAAGCCCTGCCCATCCAAGATTGATTCACATCGTTACAACCGCCTACAAATCGTAGACGGTTTATTTTTAGCCCGGCGTAGCCGGGAGAAAGGGCATCTTTATGCTGAACAACAAAATTTCCGCTGGTACCATCGCCCGCACCGCCGTCCTGCTGCTGGCACTGACCAATCAGGTGCTGTCTGCCCTCGGCAGATCCCCGCTGCCCATCGAGAGCGCAGAGCTGGAGCAGCTTGTCACCGCTGGTATTACCACGGTGGCTGCCCTCATCGCATGGTGGAAGAACAATTCCTTCACTCAGGCCGCGCTTGAGGCCGACAAGACCTATGACCGCATGAAGAAGTCCGGCTATTGATGTTTTCGCGGAGCCGCGCAGACATACCTTTTTCGTGAGGTGACGAAAATGGTCTGTGCCTGAGGTGCTCACATTTTGTTAGCACCAGCAAAATAAAAATCCCCCTGCTGATACCGAAGCCTCACGTTTCACGCGAGGTATATGTAGGTACAGCGGGGGGATTTTTCTGTTTTTCGGCCTCAAATCGACCATGTGGGGCCAAAATTGGGGCCAGAGTATGAATAAAGGCGCCAATTCTGAACGAATCAGCGCCTCTTCTGCATGGAGCGGGCAATGGGAATCGAACAACTGATTTTATTCATTGCCGTTGCAAGACGTGAATGCTTTTTCCGAAAGCGAATCGTTTTTTCTGAAAAAGCTTGCATCTATTCACCGGTCGTTTTTATTTTTTACAAGAATATGCGGGGCCAAAAGTGGGGCCAACTGGGTGGACGTTTGGGTAGAGGTTCCAATCTGACCACCCAGTGCTCCTCCAGCCCGTGTGGCCTGATACTGGAGCATGATGCTCACCCGTGGGCCTTCTTGATGGCCTCTGTGGTGGCATCTGCCAGCTCTGCCCTCTGGCCCTGCATCTCGTGTTGATACACGCCAAAGGTGTCCATGTTCTTGCTGTGGCCAACCAAAAGCTTGAGCTGCCCCTCTGTGAGCTGCCCAGCCTCCATACTGACAAAGGTATGCCGCAACTCGTACAGGGTGATTCTTGGAGATATGTCGTTCGTGTCCTGATATTTTTCCCACCGGCGGGCGAGAGACCTCTGGCAAGGAATCTGGAACAGTGGCACGTTGTAGTTGAGCTGCACCCCGTTGGCCTTTAAGAGCTGCACCTGCGCTTCGTAGGCTTCCCGTGCTTGCTGACACATATCGAAAGAGCGGATGCTGTTCTCGTTCTTGCCGGTTGTTTCCTCATCTTCGGTGTTGATGCTGCGCCTGAGGTTGACCGTGTTCCCTTTGATGTCCCCATACCAAAGACCTACAAGCTCCCCGGGGCGCACCCCTGTGGACACAGAGAACCTGTATGCGTAGATATAGTCATCGAAGATTCTCTTCTTGTGCCAGAGCCTCGTATCCACCGAGAAGAGAATCTGCAGGGCATTGGGCTGGAGTATCTTCTTTTTGCCCATTCTGGCCCCCTTCGGGATGGTCAGCTCAGGATTAAGGGTTGTATATCTGTTCCTGCGGCACCAGCGTAGAAAGCTGTTGGAGGTGGAACGGATGGTCATAAGCGTTTTCTTGCTGAGGGGCTTGCCGCTGGTTTTCATAACCTTCCGCTTTGCCAAGCACCTCTTTTTGAATGACATATCAATGGCCTTCTGGAGATCGCCCTCGGTCAGCTCCTCAATCCTGAGATTGCCGACCACTGGCAAGATATAATAATCGCCGTACTTCCTGACTTGTTTTATATAGGAAGTTCCTGCCGACAGCGCAACCTCTGCCACCCACTCGTCATAGAGGGCAGAAACCTTCTTTCGGCCATCCCTGATGCTATCATCTAGCCATGCGTCTGCCTTGGCATTGGCCTCCCTCTGTCCCGTGCGGCCCGGTGTGCTACTGTAAAAGCACTTCTGCGTCCCATTCTTCTGGACTTTGATTCGCCAGCGGCCTTCAGCCTCTCTCCATGTCGCGGTTCCTGTTCTCTTTTTCACAGCACAGCCAACCTCCTCTCCTGTCCTTGTAAAAGTAGTATGCCCGCCTGACGTACTCCTCCGTTGTGTCCAGCTCCTCTGCTATCTCCCAAGCATCAAGGCCCTGCTGGAGCAGTGACATCAACTTGCCCTCTGGTATTGCGTGAAGTATGTACCAATGGTCTGCCCTGACCTCATGCCGTTCCATGAGATCGTAGGGCGTGGCGCGTGTGTAGAACCCCCCGTATAGACAATGGCCCAGCTCGTGCCCAAGGCGGGCGGCCTCCTCTGCCCGCGTCAGCTTTCGGCTGCTGTCGATGCCGATATAGCATCTTCCTCCCTGCTCAATGCTGAGGCTGCTCGTTTCCGTCAGTGGGAAGCTGAGAACCTCTATTCCGCTTTTCTCTGCTGTGTCGTAAAGCTCACTTACTCTGTCCATTCGCATCCCGCTCCTTTATAAAACGAGCGAAGTTCTTGACCTCCTCGAACTGAGCGTCTGTCACATCGCCACCCCCGAAGAGCGCGAACTTCAGATCTTCATCCGTAACACCTCGGCTGCTATCTGCTGCTGGGGCTTTTTCTTTTTCCGGGATGTCCGATTCTCCGTATAGATATGCGCTAGTCGTGCCTAGCTGTTCCGCGCAAAAATTCACAAATTCCCTTGGCGGTTCTGTGTTGCGCCTCTCGAACATTCGGATGTAGTTGTCCGCATGCCCTGAGGCTTGGCAGAGAGCTTTTCTTGTTATTCCGCTGGATTTTAAGAGCGAATCTAGCCTGTCAAACATAAATGGACCCATCTGGAACCTCCAAAATTAACAAAAAGCTAAATTTTTTCAAAGAAATTAGCGAAAAGCTATTTACAAATTAGCTCAAAGCTAGTATAATAGCATTGTCAAAAGTAGTTAGAAACTAGCTAAATGATAGCATCAACCTATCAAAAAATCAACACTTGGAGGAAATAAAAATGAAAAAGATGTACATTGACCAGATTCACACCGGGCTGAACACTCTGGCCCTCTCTATGGACGCTCAGTGGTTCGGCATGAACCGCAAAGATGCGACCGAAGCCCAGCGGAATGCTTGCGAAGGTCTGTATCAGGGCTACATCGCGGCCGTCTGCATGATGGGCGGCGACTGGAAGCGTGACCAGAACGGCAAGCACCGCATCTTTCTTGCTGGGCTGTCCAGCCGTGATGTGGATGAGTACAACGAGGAAGGCTGAACGATGATGAGCGCGATGGAAGCTGAAGCAATCCGCATGATGAAGGCCAAAAAGAGCAGCTCCGTAACCGTTGGAACCCGCAAGTTCAAGATCCAGTGCAGTCCCCGACGCGAGAAAGAATATGCGCTGCTGTCTTATGACCTCTCAAACCCCAATGACCATGCGAACTGTACATATATCTCTTGGAAAGAGTTCGATGAAGTGAAACCCGCCTGATGATGGCCCCCGGTAAGGGCCGAAACCATTTTGTTGATGCCAACAAGATGGTCGCGGGAACCACCGCAGAACATAACGAGTACATGGGAGGTCAATTTTTATGACTATGCACAAAGAATATATCGTTGAAGTCAAGCATTCCAAAAATCCTGAGAAGTGGCATAATGTCATCCCTGTTGCTATGAAGGGTCAGCAATTTGTCCAATCTGCAGAAGCCGCTGAAACTGTACTCAGCGAGATGCACGAATTCTGTGACCGTGACCCTGACTTTTTCATCATCGAGAGCCGCATCCGTGTCCGCGAGGTGAGTGACTGGGAAGTTGTGGAGAGTGCAAAGGCGCTGGGCGTGAGCGAGGAGGGCTGAGAGATGACTGACAAGAACGGCAGAGAGATTCAGGCCGGCGATGTGGTGCTGGTATCTGGAGGCTATTTTAAGTCGGATAATGGTCTGTTCGTGGTGATTCACGCACCCGGCGACCCCGGCTGGTACGGCGAGAGCTGCTGCCTGAACAAGCTGTGCAGGAGTGGCAAGCTGAGCGAGGGCAAGTATGCCACGGCCTTTTGGCCCATCGCGGTGAATGCTGGAAGCTGGCGCACAAAGGTGGACGCAAGGAGCTGGAACGCCGCCAACGCCGAGATTCTGGTCGTGGATGATGTGAACAGGATGTACATTGCATCGTACTTCTCCCACAATGCCTATATGTTGGGAAATGACATCCAACAGGCCCGCTGGAACTTTGGCGAGGGCAGCGATGATGTCAAGAGACTGGAGAAGCTGAAAGCTTTCTATAACAGCGTAGCCGACCGGGCCACTTCTGCGAACTGAGTACATAGGGAGGTCAAGACCGTGTTTGATATCAAAGATAACGGGATACTTCGAGATGCGTATGCACTCTTGATGTTCATGCAGAGCGATATTCCTGCCTCTGCCGAGAAGAAAGCTGCCGTGAAAAATTTGGCCGCAACCGTCAAGAGGGAGATCCGGAGCTACAACAACCGCCCGGCCTCTAATGTGCGTATCATCAGTGCCGATTATGATGGCCGTCTGGATTTGGTTCGGCTGCCCGATGAACTGGACAGGATGCACAAGGAGGTTGCTGCTGACTGGTTCTGTGAACACTGCTATCTGGAGAGCTACATTGGCCACTATGACTGCACCGGGCAGGAGTTCACGAGTTGGTATAAGCTGTTCAGGCGACAGGGCCACTGGTTTGCATACCACAAGGTGTGCCGGGACGTATGAGAGGAGGCGCGGAGATGGCAAAATACACAATCGATGCCGTTCTGGAGGTCTGGGGCAGCTTTGATGTTGAGGCTGACAACCTTGGAGAAGCATATCGGAAGGCTGGGGAGAACCCCGGCAAGTATGCCGACCTGAAGGTCTGGAATGATGGAGCGGAGGCACAGCTCAGAACGTACAGCCATATCAACTGCATTGGCGAGTATGACGTTGACGATGCTGTTGCTGCTCTCACTGGGAAGGAGGTGAAGAAAGAATGAACGAGCGCGTTCGAGCTGCTGGGCAGCCCCCTGTTGGGAGCTACCGCAATATTCCGTATTTTGCCCTGAGAGGCATTTTCCATGAGCACGGATACCATGACAGGGAGGTTGCTGAAGCCGTTGGCATCAGCGAAGGCGCATTCTCTATGAAGATGCGGGGCCATTCCCACTGGCGTGGTGACCAGATCGCTGCAATCTGTGAGCTGATGGATATCCCGCAGAAGGACATTGGGAGGCTGTTCTTCCCGCAAGTGAATGGAGGCCGTAAACAATGAGTTATGAGATCAATGAAGAGATGGCCCGGCGGGCGCACGAGATGCGCTCTTTCAGGGACTATGTACCCGGCAAGGCTACTGCTGAGTATGAGCGGCAGGTCAGTCAGGCAAGGGAGGTAGCCGAACAGGCCAAGGCCTGCTGCAAGACTACTGCCCAGCGTAACCGGGTGGATGGGATGCTCGATAAGTACGAGCGCACCCTTGCCTTTGCTATCAACCGGGAGAACGAGGTCGGGACGTGGTGCGAAAGCATTATGATCTCCGGCGGCTCGAACTTCCCGGTCAAGAAGAAGCAGCGGCAGGTTGCCGCATGGGATGCCAACCGAGCCAACTTCTTACAGGCGGATGAGCTGCTGGAGAAGATTCGGGGCTACGGTTATACCGCTCCTATCAGCAGCAGCGACCCTGAGGCCCTCAAAGCCCTACGGGAGAAGCTGGGGCGAGAGCAGGACTATCACTCCCACATGATTGCCGTCAACAAGTATTTCCGGGACTATGGAACCGTCGAGGGCTGCGAGGGCGTGGGCGACTATGAGCTTTCTGTGATTCAGGCCCGTATGAAGCAGTGGGGAGACCGCAAGCCTTTTCTGTCGTGGCAGTTGAGCAATTCCAACCGGCGCATCCGCCAGATTGAGGCTCGTATCAAGGAGATGGAAGCCGCTGTGCAGGAAAACGCCCAGCCGGTTGCTCTGGAGGACTTGCCCGGCGTTACTTACCACGAGAATAGCTCCACCATGCGGGTGCAGCTCATCTTTGATGGAAAGCCTGAGCCTGACATCCGGGCCATTCTGAAGTCTCACGCCTTCAAGTGGTGCCCTTCTCAGGGCACATGGCAGCGGCAGCTCAATGAGAACGGAAAGAGGGCTGCCCGGCAGGTACTGGATGAAATGCGGATGCTGAATGGGGGAAAGAGCGATGACTGATAAAGACCGTTGGGCGGCGGAAAACCGCAAAAACGTATACCTTGCGTTTGGTATGGCTGAGGATACCACCGTGACCGAGGACGAATGCGCAATGAAAGAAGCACGAGAGATGCTGCTTGAATGCTTCCCGGGCAGCTTCGTCAACAGTCGGGATGAATTTATCGCCCATCGCCGCACGAATCAGTATTTTATTCTGCGGGACTGCAAAACCCCTGAGGATATTGAGGCCAAGGTGCTGGAGTGGCTTTCGAGAGCATCTTTCAAGTCTCAGCCCTACTCTCAAGAGTGGCGCAACCGCCGGTTTCACGCTGATATGAGATTCGCCGTCAATGCCTATCTGGATACTGACTTTTCCGAGGATGATATGGAGATTATCTATACATACCTTGGAAACGCCATCAACCACGGCTTGACGCTGGATTTCATTGACCACGGCATGGACATTGACTGGCTCAAAAGTGCTTGCGCATACACTCCAAATCTGCGGTCTATGGATTCTCTGGAGGCGGTGCTTTGATGGACATTTTCGATATTTTGATGGGTGGTATGCCCATGCGGCCCTCCGAGAACTGCGATTTCTGGCAGAATTCCGGTGAGACTGTGTGTCGCACCAAAGAGCAGGGTGAAGCCTTGGCAGAGCTTTTTGTTAAGCTGTTGCAAGGATGTACTCCGACCGTGACCCTGCTGAAGGACACCGGCTGGTATTGCGTCAACATCTGAATTTGAAGGGAGATTTTAACATGAACGGTATGTTTTTTCGAGGCGAGGTCTATTATGTTCTGCCTACCGGCAAGGAGATTGGGAGCGAGCAGCATGGTGGTCGCCCTGCCGTCATCGTAAGCAACAACCAGAACAACAAGTTTTCGGCCACTGTGGAGATCATTTACCTGACCACTCAGGAGAAGAAGCCTCTTCCTACCCATGTCCACATCAATGCCGCTGGGAAGTTGAAGGAATCCACGGCCATCTGCGAGCAGGTTTTCACCGTGGACAAAACCCGGATGGACGAGTATATCGGGGAGCTGTGCGAGAAGGAAATGAAGGATGTGGAAACTGGGCTACTCGTCAGCCTTGGCCTTGACAACTACCTCTCCAAGCCCCAGCCTGAGGCTGCTGCGCCGAAGGCGGCTACCGTTACCCACGTTCCGGCCCCGGCTCCTGCTGTTCCTAGCTGGAGCCTTGAGAAAGAGCTTATCTCGGTTTGCGCGCAGCGTGACGTTTATAAAGACCTGTGCATGAAGATGCTGGAAAAGAGGGTGTGAAGATGGAGATCTCCACCCCGAAGCTGAAGCTGTGCCCGTTCTGCGGCGGAACCGCCCGCATTCTGAGGCTCAAAGGTGGCAGCTATTGCGCTGCCTGTTCTGGATGTGGTGCAAGAAGCCGCTCATTCTATGTTCAGCCATGGCACGATAACAAGTCCGTTGCTCAGTGTCAGGCTGTCAAGCTCTGGAACACAAGAACCGATTGAGCTTTGCAGCTGTATATACATCTCAAGACAGAAAGGATATAAGTATGAAAGTAAGAAGAACCGAAAAAATCAAGACCAACACCTTCCGTGAAGGCGACATCATCAAGTTTAAGCTGGCCGATGGCGAGAAGGTCAAAATGCTGGCTGTCAAGAGCGAGCCGGACGGCATGGTTTTCTGCGCTGTGGACTGCTTGAAAACCGAGTACAGCATGAACCCTACCGGCACGAATGCTGGCGGCTGGGCTGATTCTGAGTTGCGGAAGAAGCTGAACGGTGAGATTCTGGAGCACTTCCCGAAGAAAATCAAAAAGCTGCTGGTTCCGTTCGAGAACGGTGATCTGCTCCGCATCCCTACTGAGAAGGAAATCTTCGGCAGGAATCCCTACGGCGAGGACGAGCCTGAAGCTGTGGAGCAGTGGAGGGCGATGAAGCAGCGCAAGAACCGCATCGCCTCGCAGGGGCTGAACGGAGGCTGGGAGTGGTATTGGCTCCAGAATCCGGCTGGCAACTCGGCGGCCTATTTTGCCGGTGTCGGCGGCAACGGCACTGCGAACTACAACAACGCTTCCAACGTCCATGGCGTTCGGCCTGTCGCCAAAATCAAAAATCAGACATCTGCACCTGCCTGTCAGGTGCAGGACGATGATGGCCATTTCTGGGAAATCGAGGAGGCTTGACGATGAGAATCTGTTCGCTGAAGGTGCGTGACAATGCCCTGAAAGACCCCGGTTGCGCTGTGGTGGAGCTGAGTGGGCCGGAACTTATCGCACTCAATAACATCTTGGGCAAGCTGGCCCGTGAAGATAGCAACAAATCCGAGATGCTTGTCAGTATGGCTTGCGCAGTCCATGCCGCAAATGCTGTTGTGCAGCATGGGGGGTTTGACAAAATTGACCTGAGTGCAATGGAAAGGTTGTACACACAGCGTCCAGAAATCAAACGGAACGGTCTGTATGGTGAAACAAGTGAGAAGTTTGCAGGAGATTGACCGCGACATCTCCATTGCCCGTGAAGATGCCCGGCGAATGCGCCACTTTTCCCCGGTGCTGGAAGATGACATAGATGAGCTGTACGATGAGAGATCCGCTGCCGTAAAGGCTATGGAGGTCCTGAAGCGGTATGATGTGCTCATACTGCCGAAGCCAGACAATGTGTTGAGCTGCTGCTCTGCTTTTTATAATCTCTGCGCCAAAAATGATGCTCAGGCATTTGAGCTTGGCGAAGCTGCCTTTGTGAAGGAATACGCCCGGTATGGCGTGACCGCTGAGGGCTTTGATGCAGAATACGACATTGCCATCTCCCGTGGAAAGAAGATTGAATAACGGAGGTTCTGACCGATGAAAAAGAGATTCTCTTGTTTTGCTGTGGCCGTTGTGCTGCTGACCCTGACGACGCTCTGGGCTACGGCCTGTGGTTCCACCTCTGCTGAGGCTGGAACTGCTGACTGCCCCTGTTACCACGTCACCGTCTATTCTCCTGCCATTGAAGATGGAACATACGCAGCCCGGCGGTATCCGAAGTATACCATCACCGTGGACAGCTTTGGTGAGCTGCTGCCTGACCCGAAGCTATCTGCTGAGCGTGAGTATCGGCTGCTCCGTATCCCTCTGGAAGATGGCCGCTTTGAACTGGTATCCACCTCACTGGTTGAAATCGAGTATTACTGAGGCTGGGCGAATGCAAAAGCAACCGTATTATGGCCCTGCATCATCCGATAGCGAGCTTGCCGAGCTTTGCAAGGCTGCCATAGAGAGCTGCTGTGCAGAAAGAACCAGCTTCCGAGATGCCGAGGCGTATATCGGCTGGTATCTCAAATGGCACCTTTTCTACTATGAGGCCGTCCATGTTGATACGCCGAACCCGTGGCGTGTCAACATTGAGATTGACTTCGGGATTCGCAAGTTCAAATACTCTGCCGAAGCTGAGGCATAACAAAAGCCCTCGCAGATATCTGTCTGCGGGGGATTTTTTATTTGCTGCTGGATGCTCCCGACACGAATGCCGAGATCATCTTCTGGTAGCGGCGTTTTCTGAAAGAAAATAGCTGACAGCTAAAAAATATCAAGAAATTAGCGAAAAACTATTTACAAATTAGCTCAAAGCTAGTATAATAGCATTGTCAAAAGTGGTTAGAAAGCAGATGGAGGTACATAAGATGTTCAAAGTTAATGATAAGGTGAGCAGCTACACCAGCCAGTGCATTGGCTGCATCATTGAGAGCGCGACCTATACGGGCCGCATCATCAAGGCCAACAAAAAGAGCTTCAAGGCTGAGTTTGACCACTATGTGCGGAAATCTGACAGTCGTGTGGTTGCTGAAGGCTCCTGCAAGTCGGTTGAAACTTTCCGTTTCTGGAAGGTCTGCTCTGATGGCCGTGCCGTCTTCAAGAACGACTTTGGTGCAATCATTACTCTGTGAGGTACATGCCATGAATGCTGCATCTATCAATATCCCTTCCAACTTCATTGCTGGCTGCCAGAGCACCCTCAAGCGGTGCGCTTCTGCAAGCTCTGATGTTGAGCGCAGGGCTGTTCTTGACCGTCAGACCATGCGGGGCCTGTGGTGGGCCATTGAGTTCGTTGGCAGCCTCCAGACCCCTTACATGAGTGAGGCGGAGCTGAAACACGCAATCCGGCTCACACACTTCCGTGGGGCTGAGTGTCCTTCCTTCCCCGCCTGATGATGGCTGCGTGGCAGCAGCCGAAACACCCGAAAGGGTGTCGCGGGAGCCAACCGCAGAAAGGAGGTATAAACGTGCCTCGATTGATGGAAATCGAAGAAACCCCGGGCGTAAAGACTTGGGAACCTTGCTACAACGTTGAGGAAGCGGCAGAGGTGCTGGGGGTTTGCCGCCAGCGAGTTCTTCAGATGAGGAACGAAAAGAAGCTCACGGGTTTTTCGGATGGCAGAAAGGGAAGCAAAAGTAGGCTCTTCTTCAAGGTGGATGACGTCGAAAAGTATAAGCTCTACAAGAACGCACCCAAGCCGCTGCCCACGCTGCGCCCGGTCGGCGTAGAGAAGGACAGTGCATGATGATTTGAGAGAGGATAGAACGATGCGGAAGCTTTTGAAAGCAGCTGTTGCAGCTCTGGCACTGGTTGGGGCTGGTCAGGTTGTGGTCTGGATGGTCCAAGGGGTTACAAAAGCTCTGGTTGTGTGGGGCAACTGGGGAGCTGCTGAGGCTTCCAGTGCTGCACCGTGGATTCTGTTTGCGGTTGCAAGTGGTCTGGCCCTTTCCCTGCATGGCCTGTATGAGGACAACAAGCGGTATACAAAGGGCAGCTCCTATGGGCGTATTGAGAACAGCCGTTCCCGCTGCGACCAGAGCCGGAAGGTTGGCTGAACCATGAACGAGATGTACAGTGTGGCTCTTGATGGCTTCGGGCCGTCTCTTGAGCCGCCGGAGGGCTATTATTTTATGACCGATGCTCAGATGGCCGAAGAGGCAGAACGTGAGGCCATGGAAAACGAGGAGGATTACGATGACGAATGAACTGACCGTCCGGGTGCAAAGCCCGGTGATTCCGCCGATGAGCTGGAACGAAGAAGAAGTCCAGCACAACATCGACGAGATGCTGGCCGCCTATACTGGCCGGGTATATACCCCGGACACCATCAAGGGGGCCAAAGAGGACAGGGCCAAGGTCAATGCGTGGAACAAGCAGTTGGGCGCTTCTGTGACCGCTGCCAAGAAGCTTTACATGAAACCTCTGGAGGATTTCCAGCAGAGCGTCAAAAAGATGCAGAGCCAGTGCACTGCTGTTGCTGGGGCCATTGATGCTCAGGTCAAAGCTGTGGAACAGGCTGAGAAGGACGAGAAAGCCTCCAGCTTGCGGCTGGTCTACCGTGACAGCATCGGGGAGCTGGAACCGCTCATCTCTTTTGAGAGACTGCTCGTCCCTCAGTGGCTCAACAAAACCTTTTCCCTTGCTGCTGCCACCAAGGAACTTCGCCAAAAGATTGAGGATATCCGCAGCGACCTGAATTTTGTACGGGAGACCTGCGGCGAGGATGCAGATCCGTGCCAGACTGAGTATCTGAAAAGCCTCAGCGTCCGGGATGCTGTTCAGGAGCATAACCGCCGGTCTGATTGCCGGGAGCGTCTGAAAGCCGCTGCGGCGGCAAGAGAAGCCGAAGCCCGTGCCCGTGCTGCTGCCCCTGTTATCATCCCACCGACCGAAGAGGAACGGGAGATGAAAGCCAGAGCCGCAGCAGCAACTCAGGCCAAGGCTTTTATTACTGACGAGAATCGCCTTGACTTTGGGGCCATGCAGGAAGCTCAGAACGCTGCCCCTGCTGAACCTGAGCGCAACCGTTACCGCTTCTGGGTTGAGTTTACCCAGCAGGACATTGAATGGTTCAAAAAGGGAGCCGCTGAGCGCGGTTTCCGTTTTGGCCCCATCAAATAATTTTCATTTTATGGGAGGATAAAAACAATGGGATTTACTTCAAGAACTGGGGCCGCTGCCCCTACCACCGCCACCACGCAGGGCCGCTCCTTTGTCACTCAGGCAAAGCAGAGCGAAGCTTTGCAGCCTGTCGATTCGTCTGTGCCCGTGGAAATTGATGCCATGGACGGCCAGCACCTCACCGTCACCTTTGATGATGTGCGAAACTTCATCTGCAAGGAAGCTACCATCGCCGAGTGCCGTATCTTCCTTGAGACGTGCAAGCAGTACCACCTAAACCCCTTCACCAAGGAAGCCTACCTCATCCACTACGACAACAAGAACGGCGATACCGCCAGCACCATTGTTCTGGGCAAGACTTGCTACATGAAGATGGCAGAGGCGCACCCGCAGTATGATGGCTTTGAGGCCGGCATCATTGTTGTCGATGAAGCTGCTGGAGAGCTGATTCATCGTGAAGGCTCTATCGTCTATCAGGGCGAAACTCTGGTTGGAGGCTGGGCCAAAACCTACCGCAAAGACCGCTCCCGCCCGTTCTATGAGGAGGTAAACTTCAGCGAGTATGACACCAAAAAATCCCTGTGGGTGACCAAGCCTGCGACTATGATTCGCAAGGTCGCTCTGGTCCATACCCTGCGTGAAGCCTTCCCCGCTACCTTTGGCGGCCTGATTGACGAGAGCGAGGTTCCCGTGGATGCAGAGGCAGATTTCCGGGAAATCTCCCCCGATGAGGCCTCTGCACCTACCCGTCGCCGCATCCAGAAGCCCAAGAAGGAAGAGCCTGCCCCGTTGGCCGTTGAGGGTGAAGAAGTCGAGGGCGACCCGTTCGCCGTCCCGGTTGGAGGTGATGAGAAGTGATCGCCAGAAAGACGACCGGCACTCTGGTCTCCGGCACTCTCTCCCGTGACCCTGAGTTGAAGGAAACCCGGAACGGCAATTCTTTCCTGAGCCTGAGCGTCAAGGCCCACAGCGTCAAGGATGAATCCGGCAAGTGGAACAGCATCTTCGTGGAGTGCTGCCTCTGGAGGGATTTGGACAAGTGGGACGGGCTGCTGCAGAAGGGCGACTTCGTAGAGGTTTTTGGCCGGGAGCTGAAAACCCATGAATCCAACGGCAAGACCTACTACAACCTCGATGCCGACGGCATCATCGTGGATGGTCTCGTTACTGCCCGGTGGGTGCAGATTGCCATTGACCTGATGCAGCCGCCTGTTTCTGAACCTTCGGCAGACCGTTCCACCGATGATAGCGGGCAGATTCCCACAGAGAACGAATTGCAGCCGTCCACAAACGATTTTCAGAACGAAGCAGTAAACTTACCCTCTTATCCTGAAAGACCGTTCACAGAGGATGAATGCCGCATCATTGAAAGCGACGAGAATGATGTTCCGTTCTGATTCTCCAGTCGCAGAAAGGAGGTGGGCCGATGGCGGGCGAAATTGAGAATGACCGCCCAAAGGGATTGCTGATTCTGTTTACCTCATTCAAGTTGCTGAACATTCTGGACGATAAAGCATTTCGCCACGTCATAACGGCAATGGCCGCCTATGTTGAGAAGGGCGAGGAACCTGAAGGGCTGGAGCCCATTGAGCAACTTGCCTTTGAATCTCAGAGGGAAGCTCTTGATGGAAACATCCAGACCTACCGCAAGACTGCTGCTGCAAACCGTGAAAATGGGCGCAAGGGTGGAAGGCCAAGAAAACCCAAAGAAACCGATGGGTTTTCAAAAGAAGCCGAAAAAACCGATGGGTTTTCTGAAAAACCCATGGAAACCCAAACAAAACCCAACGAAACCCGTGAAAACCAAAAATTAAGAATTAAGAATTACTCTGATACTAACGTATCAGATAATGTTGTAGTAGTTAAGGGGAATTCGGTTGACGAAGACCTTGCAAGGATAGTCCAGCACTATCAGGAGGTCGTTGGGGATTTTCCGAGGTCGGCGCTGGAGAAGCTGCAAAGCTGGAGACAAACGTTCACCACTGAGATGATTCTATTAGCGATTGACAGGGCTGCTGAGGCAAACAGGCGGTCGTGGGCGTACATCAATGGCATCTTGATGAACTGGCATCGGGATAATGTTCACACTCCCGGCGGCGTGGCTGCCCTTGATGAACGGCACCAGAGCCGCCAGCAACAAGGCAACCGGGCTGGAAACGCCCGGAAGCCTGCTGAGGATGTAGGAAGCCAGCTCGACCGCGTACTGTCAAAGATGGACAAGGAAAGAGGGTTTGAACCGTGACAAAAGAAGATGCCGCAAAGTTGATTCAGATGAACTTCGCTCTGTATAAGCTCGGCTCAAAGCCCCTGACCGATGCCGAGATGGAGATCATGTTGGATGTCTGGACGTACCAGCTCCGGGACTATCCCGGCGAGGTGGTCAAAAGGGCTTTTCTGGCCGCGAACAGGGTGTGTAAGTTCCCCATCACCGTGGCTGACATCTTCGACCAGCTAACGCAGACCATCAACCCGGACGCTGAGTGGTCCGTTCTGGCAGATGCCGCCCATAAGGCGCAGAAGTACATCAGCTGGCGCAACTGGCCGATGGTAGTAGGGATGGACGAGCACGGCGGCCTGATACGGAGCAATGGCACAGAAGAGCTGAAGCAGACGTTCGAGAATCTGCCCCCGGCAGCCAAAAAGTATGTAGGCAGCGTTGGAGGGCTGGAAGAGCTGGCCCGAACGCCTGACCTTACATACAGGCGGCTGGAATTCCTGAAGCAGGCGCAGGGTGATATTTCTACTACGCCGAGGGAGGCTGCCCGCCTGAGAGCCGGGGCCACCCCGGCCAGACTGGAGGTAGCCAATGGGCAGTAAATTCAGGGTTTTGGTGGAGTGCCGCAACGAAGGCGGCACAGACCTCCACTGCTGGGATAATGTGCGGGCAGACAACGAGAAGGCCGCTGAGCACAAGGCTGTGGAGATGGCCAGAAGGTATTACCCGGAATTTGATGAGTTCGAGCCTGTGCGGGTCGAACCATCCCGGTGGAGGTGATGGGCGATGGAAATTGAGCAGCTTTCATTCTTCTCCCTTCCCGCGCATCCCGCCGTGGCGGTCTACTGTATGGATGGCCGCAGCTTTCCTGCTGAGCCTGCGGAAGGCTGGATGCAGAGACTCGTGAGCGGCGCAGAGTATTTCGTTCTGGTCGGAGGGCACCAAATGGCGCTCAGACCAACTCAGAGGCCCGCGGGAGGCATTCCAGCCGGTCACGAGTATTATCACTACTCCGTAGGCAAAAAGCTCTACGCAGGCACTTTTGTGGGGAGGGACAGCGCGTGACCATGACGTACAAAATCACCTTTGCCGACCTCGGCTGGTATGAGGTGCAAGCTGAGAGCCGGGGAGATGCTGCTGCCAAGGCGCTTTACGCAGCTCAGAGATTTCACCCTGAGCTGCGAGGCGGAGGACTGAGAATCGAGAGAGTGGAGGTTTTAGAAAAATGAGTTTCGCACTTATTCCCGATGGGGAGGGCGGCTTTGAAGCCTACGACGAGGCCTATAACGTCGTTATCTTCTGCCGGAACGAGCAGGAGCAGCGGCGGGCCGAGAAACGGCTGGAGACCGCAAACCGTATGCGCTGGCGTGATGCTGAATCCGACCCGCCGGACGACAACCGGGAGGTTATCGTGTACCGGCCCGGTGTTGGTTCCACGATGGGAATTTTTGACCACGAAATCCACAAAAGATGGCTTGATGCCAACACGTTCATGTTTTTGGAGGGCGTAACGCACTGGATGGAGCAGCCTGAACCGCCGGAAGGAGTTGCTGAGTGAAAGTTCTGATAGCTTGCGAGGAGAGTCAAGAGGTTTGCAAGGCTTTCCGAGCACGAGGACACGAGGCGTACTCCTGCGATATTCAGGAGCCGTCCGGCGGACACCCTGAATGGCACATCCTCGGCGATGCTTTGTTGCCCCTGAGGGGGGGGGGCAAGTCGAGACGATGGATGATAAAGGGCATTATATCGATGCTTGGGACTTGCTCATTGCACACCCGCCTTGCACATACCTGAGCAATGCCGGAGCACGGCATCTCTGGAAAGGGCACCAGCTTCAAGCTGACCGCGTGATGTTGGGCATTCAGGGCCGCGACCTGTTTATGCGGTTCTGGTGGGCAGATGTTCCGAGAATCTGCGTGGAAAATCCCGTGCCGAGTAAGGTTTTCTGCCTACCGCCGTATACGCAAGCTGTGCAACCGTATGAGTATGGACACCCATACAGCAAGAAAACTTGCCTTTGGCTGAAGGCTCTGCCACCACTATTCCCAACCGACATTGTGGAGCCTGTGGCTACATGGTGCCCGTCCGGCTCTTACGCACATAAGCATGATGAGCGCAACAAGGGTATGTTTACCACCGACCGCGCTAAAAATCGAGCAAAAACATTCCCCGGAATTGCGAAAGCTATGTCTGAGCAGTGGGGATAACAGGGGGAAAAGAACAATGGGTAAATTCGGGAGCCGCCCGCCGCACGGGAAAGCGGCGATGACCACCAATATGAGAAAGATCATGCGTCAGAATCAGCTCTGCGGCTTCATCATGGCTCTGGATGGTATTGCCGGGACATGGGGTGCGCTGATTCAGAACCTGCGGTGTGAGCTTGGCCTGACCGATGAGCAGGTGCAGAAGCTTATCCGCATTGGCGACCGTTATTGGGAGATGGTCGGAGAGTTCAAGAACGAGGGCATGGCCCCTGAAGAATTTGCCGAATATATCGTCGGCAAGTCTGAGCAGGTCGAAAAGGACTTACGGGAGATGTGGAAATGATGGACTGCTCAACGTGTAAGGCGCGGTCAAAGTGTCCCGGAGATGTAGCCCCCGGATCGAACCTCTGCTTTTTGTACGGGTTTCTCCACGGCGGGGAGCCTGAAGCTCAACCCCCGGAGGCTATCAAGGTACGGCCCTACTACTGCCCCTACTGCGGCCACGTCCTGAAGATTATCGGCACTCAGCGGTTTTGTAACAACGTCAGGTGTCTCAACCGCTACCAGCCTATGTAGGTCAAAGTTTACGAGAGGATGAAAACACGATGGACAGAATTTTTTGTACAAGGCTCAAGGCTGCCCGCACTGCTGCTGGCCTGAGCCAGAGAGAGCTTGCGTACAGGGTGGGAACCGACCAGAATGTCGTGGCCCTGTACGAGAGCGGCGGGACAACGCCGGGGATTGAGGGCATCCGGCGCTTTGCTGAGGCGCTGAATGTACCGGCCTCTTACCTTGTTGACCGCACCCCGCCCAACTTTGTGGCGGTTTGCCCCTGCTGCGGGGTACAGCTTAAAATTGACGGAGGGAGGGTTTACCATGGATTACAGGGAGTTTCTGGAGCGGAAAATTGACATCGCACCCATGTCTGGCATCGAGGTTGACCCTTCCGAGGTCAATCCTGTGCTGAAAGACCACCAGCGCGTCAGCGTCCTGTGGGCACTGAGAGGCGGCCGCCGTGGTATCTTTGCCCGGTTTGGTCTGGGAAAGACCGTCATGCAGCTCGAATGGTGCCGCCTCCTGCAGAAGCATGAAGGCGGCCAAACCCTGATCGTTATGCCCCTGAACGTCATGCCGGAATTTCGGGCAGACGCAGTAAACTTGCTGGGGATGCAGGAGCCGCCCTATTGCCGCACCATGGCCGAGGTCAAGGCCAGCGACGCGCCGATCATCCTCACCAACTACGAAAGAGTAAGAGACGGCGATATCGACCCGCACTACTTCACGGCCGTCAGCTTGGACGAAGCGGCCACCCTGCGAAGCTTCGGGAGCAAGACGTACCAGAGCTTTATGCTCAAGTTCAAGGGCATTCCCTACAAGCTGACGAACACCGCCACCCCGTCCCCGAACAGGTACAAAGAGCTGATTCACTATGCCGGTTTTCTGGAGGTTATGGACACCGGCCAGGCGCTGACCCGATTTTTCAAACGGGATTCCACCAAGGCCAACAACCTGACCTTGTACCCGGGCCGGGAGCGTGAATTTTGGATTTGGTGCGCCAGCTGGGGCTTGTTCCTCCAGAAGCCTTCTGACCTTGGCTTTTCGGATGAGGGGTACGCCCTGCCCCCGATGGACATCCGATACCACAAGCTCAATAGCCTTGACCGCCCTGCGGAGTTTGAGGCTGACGGCCAGATGAAGCTTGGTCATGATGCAGCGATGGGGCTGTCTGATGCCGCCAAAGAGAAGCGAGACAGTATTGACATCCGTGCTGCTGAGGTGGCCCGCATCATTGCCGAAGCTCCCACCGATGAGCACTTCGTGGTCTGGCACGACCTCGAAGATGAGCGCAAGGCCCTCAAAAAGGCTGTGCCTGAGCTGGTGGACATCTACGGCAGCATGGAGCTGGAGGCCCGTGAACAGCGTGTCATGGACTTCGCTCAGGGCCGAACCCGAATCTTTGGGACAAAAAAGAGCCTGTCCGGCTCTGGATGTAATTTTCAACGATTCTGCCACCGAGCCATCTTCATGGGCGTTGACTATGAGTTTAACGATTTCATTCAGGCCATCCACAGAATCTACCGCTTCCTGCAGAAGTCCCCGGTTGTCATCGATATCCTGTACATGGACACCGAAACCGAGGTGCTTCTGGCTCTCAAGAGAAAGTGGCGGCAGTACGATGAGCTGAGCGAGAAGATGGAAGAGATCATCAAGGAATACGGCCTCGGCAGCCTTGCTCTGGAGGCCCTGAAACGAACGATAGGATGTGAGCGTGTGGAAGTCAAGGGAAATAATTATGTGGCCATCAACAACGACTGCGTGGAGGAGGTGCGGAGCTGGCCGACAGACAGCATCGACCTGTATGTGACCTCTATTCCGTTCGGCAATCACTATGAGTACAGCCCCAGCTACAACGACTTCGGGCACAACCCGAATGACAATGAGTTTTTCAAGCAGATGGATTTCCTCACCCCTGAGCTGCTGCGGACTCTGAAGCCGGGACGGGTGGCTGCAATCCACGTCAAAGACCGGGTCGAGTTCGCCAATGTCACCGGGTTGGCCGCTCCCACCATCGAACCGTTCCATGCTGACTGCATCGCCCACTTCCGCAAGCATGGCTTTGCCTATTTCGGAATGATTACGGTGGTCACTGACGTTGTTCGGGAGAACAACCAGACGTATAGGTTGGGATGGACAGAGCAGTGCAAGGACGGCACAAAGATGGGCGTTGGATGCCCTGAGTACATCTTGCTGTTCCGCAAGCTGCCCACCGACTGCAGCCGCGGCTATGCTGATGTGCCGGTGAAAAAGTCCAAAGAGGACTACACCCGGGCGCAGTGGCAGATTGATGCCCATGCTTTCTGGCGCTCTAGCGGCGACCGGCCTTTTACCCGGGAAGAACTGGAGAAGATACCCACCTCGAAGTTGCAGGCGGTCTACCGCAAATTCAGCCGTGATACCGTCTATTCTTACGCCGAGCACGTTAAGCTGGCCGAAAGTCTGGATAAAGACGGGCGGCTGCCTTCCACCTTCATGGTTGTCGCCCCGGGAAGCTGGGACATGACGGTCTGGGATGACATCGTGCGGATGCGCACCCTGAATACCTCCCAGAGCCAGCGGCGGCAGAACCTTCATGTCTGTCCCCTTCAGCTGGATATTGTCCAGCGCCTGATTGAGCGGTATAGCAACGAGGGCGAGCTGGTAGCTGACCCCTTTGCAGGGCTGTTCACTGTGCCCTATGAGGCCGTGAAGCTGGGCCGCCGCGGCAAGGGCGTGGAACTGAACCCCGACTATTTCCGGGACGGCGTGGGATATCTGGAAACTGCCGACGCTGAACGGGATGCCCCGACGCTGTTTGACCTGCTGGAGACTGGAGCGTGAACCGATGAACCACGAAAACAACTTGGGCCGGAATGCTGAACATTATGCAGATCCGACCCCCTGCGCAGCTTTCCGCAGCATCCAGAAGGATGAGCGACAGAAGGAAGCTGCCAAACTGCTGCAAATCAGCCTCCTCGTGCCCCTGCTTCGGCAGGTGGCCGAGTGGGCAGGTTTTGAGATCATTGGCCGAATCCCCTTGCGGGACAAGGTGACTGGAAAGGAGTATCGCTAAAATGACACAGAGAGAGATTCAGGAAAACCTCATTCGCACCGTTCGTGATATGCTGCTCACCTCCTGCGAGAAGATGGGTGCTCAGAGCATCGAACATTGCTGGACGCGGCACGATGGCACGGAGGTAAAGCTGACCCTTACCATCCACCCGGCTGGTGAGAAGGAAGAAAAGCCGGAGGACGAGCTGTACACCTATGCGAGAGCTGCTGTCCAGAAATTTGGCATGAACAAGCAGGTCGATATGGCTATCGAAGAGATGTCTGAGCTTACCAAAGCGCTGCTCAAGTACCGCCGGGCGGCGGATTGTGCGACCACTGTAAAGAGCGGCGACAACATCCGCGAAGAGATGGAAGATGTCAGAATCATGCTGGCCCAGCTCGACTGCATCTATGGCCGTAGTCCTCAGTGGGCCGAAAAGAAGCTGGCCCACCTCAAAGAGCTGGTCAAGGGCGAGGAAGGTGACGGAAATGACTGAGCATTTCAAAATTGATTGCAACCTCGTGGATGACCGACGTGCTATTGCCGCCATTCTGGCTTATAACGGCTATGTTGTCCGCATGGGCAAGGAGAAGCGCAACGGCAAATCCGCCGTGATCTACTTCGTGGAGTATTGGAGGGGCGACGATGAGTAAAGAAATGCCCGTTGAACGCGCGGCGGAGATTCTTGACCCGGAGCGGGGCGAGAGGTTCACCAGTATGGAGCCGGTCACCGAGGCTTGCCGGATGGGCCGCGATGCCCTGCTGCTGAGGATTCCGCGCAGCCCCTACCCGGACGGCGACAAGAGCATTCTGGCCTGTCCCAACTGCGGGAGCGGCGAATATCTGCACAATATCGACACGGCCCGGAACGTATTCTGCGGCCAGTGCGGACAGGCTATTTTGTGGGAGGACGACGATGAATAAACCCAGAACGGCGGCCAGCATTTACCGCAGCATGGCCGGAGCCAGAAGCCGGGCCGAAGGCGCTGCGTTTGAGAACCTCATCAACGACGCTTGCCTGTATTACCTGAACCACGGCGATGCTAATATCGAGAAAACCCCCGAACCCATGAAGCCGCTGGGCGGCGCTGACCGCTCAGGCAGGTTTCTGGCCTGTTATACCAAACAGGCCCAGCCGGACTATAAAGGCATCCTTCGTGGCGGCAGGGCCGTGACCTTTGAGGCCAAGCATACAGACAGTGGGAAGATGACCCAAGACCGGGTATCTTACGCTCAGAGCCTCCGCCTAGCCTCCACAGAGCGCTTTGGAGGTGTGGCCTTTGTCCTTTGCTCTTTCAGCGGAAATCGCTTCTACCGGGTTCCGTGGGCGGTCTGGTTCAACATGAAAAAGTATTTCGGCAGGAAGTACATCGCCCCGGCGGATGTTGAAGCCTACCGTCTGAAGTTCGGCGGGCCGGGAGTGCTGCTGTTTTTGGAGGGGGTTCCATACGAAACCCCGGAGAGGAGATAATATGGTCAGGAAAATTCCCAAGTTGACGACTGACAATCCGCAGGACAACTACCAGATGGCCCTTAACTTCACGGACATCGGAGAAGATAGCTGGGTCTGGATGCGGCAGCCGGAGCGGACGTTGGTAGAGTATATGCGCACTCTTATCAAAGCCCACGGCAGCGATATTGACATCAACGGGGACGACTACGCGGTGGGTGAAGATTTGGACGACCACCTCCTTGACGGCCCCGAAACTATCGACGGCCTGATTGCCGAGCATTATACCATCCTGTGGGCCTACGCAACGCTCAGGGAAAAGCTCAAGTGGTATGAGGACGCTGGCGTTCCGGCTATTCCGCCCGAGGGTCTGAAAACTATCCAGCGGGCAGTAAATCGTGGTACTGGTTCCCAGCTTGAGCTTGCTTGCAAAGATATGGCCGACCTGATTAGCTTGGTGTGTCGGTACAATTGGCGGTTAAAGACCGCCCTGAAAGACACCGAGGAGCTGCGGGCCATCCGCAATAGCATCCGGGATAAGACGGCAAGCGTTTATATTGCGCTGGCTTCCATCGTGGATATATTCGGCAAGCCCGAGGACATCCAACAGGCAGTTGCCGAGAAACTCGACAACCGCAAAGACCTTATGTGAGGAGGAAATACCATGAGCAACAAAATCAATCTGACCGATGCGAATCTTCTGGCCGACCTGCAGAAGCTCATCGAGGAGAAAAAGAAAGCCGCCAACCCTTCCGAGGATTGCAAAGAGATCGTTGGCACACTCACTCCCATCTTTGGGAAGCTGATGCCCATGATGCAGAAAAAGCAACAGGCCGAGGTGGATACCTTGACCCGCGTTAGAAACCGTCTGGCAGAGCTGTTGGACGAGTAAACCGCCCGCATGGGCAAAAGTGAGGGAATGTATGGAACGGATTAGAGCGTGGAGAGCTGACGAGCCTGAAAAGAAGCCGGATTCGGCAGCAGAGGTAAAGGCGTGGTTCCGCCGGTGCCGAAGTCTTGCTGAAGCTGTCAACATCCAGAGGAACAAGGTGAGGAGCCAGAGAGATTCCGCCACGAGAGTGACCCAGAATTTCAGCGGGATGCCCATGGCCTCAGGCAACTGGGACAAAATCCTTGATGCTGTGTGCCGGGCGGATTCTGAGGCGCGAGAGCTGGGCCGGATGGAATCTGAGCTTGCGAAATACAGGCTGGAAACCATCAGCAGGACGTTTTGCATCGTCTATGCCGAAGATGGGCACAGCCTTCTCACGGCGGATGTCCTGAGGGTCTACTATATCGAGTGCGAGACCAAGGACGTTCACGGGCAGTTCAAGCTCAAGACCTATACCGACGTAGCCTGTGAACTGGGCGTATCTGCCTCTACCGTGTCCAGCTGCCTCAAAACAGGGCTGGAAGCTCTGGCCGAGATTTGGCCTGACATCTCCAAAACCTGTGCATGATGTGCAAAATGCACAATTCAAGGCTCTTCGTTTTTACGCAAAGCCGGTGTGCGATTGTGTTGACGGTGGTGTGAAATATGCGATAGAATGGCATAAGCGCACCTGCGCAATGCGGTACGGCGCTTGAACACGGCAAGAGGATGTTCCGACATCCCTGAGGCTGGCGAGGCCAAAGGGCTGTAACTCCACCTCATCCACCTGCCTGTTTACTGAGCCACTGAAAGGGCGAATGCTCCGTAGGTGGCTGTTTTATGTGGGTGTACGAAATGACGGCTGTACAGCAGGTGCAAGCCGTGGCGGTTTGATTCCGTCCATCCGCACCAGATCCCGCCTCCCCCGAAGGCGGAGTGGACGCATGGCCCCATCAGCCACCGGGAGCTGACCGTGTACCCCCCATTGCACGGTGAATTTCTCCTTTCCTTTCAAGCTCTCTCGTGTTTTGTACGTCGTATCCTCCCAGAATAACAGCCTTTTGTACCCCGGAGGCCCCGGAACGCTCAGGCGGCCTGTCAGATTCCGCCGGTGTGTGCGTCCAAAACAAAATCCCCCTGAAGTGCCCGACCAGCACCTCAGAGGGATTATATAAGCCGTTGTAGCTCAAGCAGAGCGGCGGGCATTTAACCCGCGTCACATGGACGATACGCAAGAGCTGATTCTTCCCGGGCCTGTCACCGGGAAGCGGATGCCCTTGTGGTGCTGGTTCAAGTCCAGCCTTCGGCTCTTTATATGCCGCCCTAGCGCAAGCGAAGCCCTTCTCAGAGCCATATTAGAGCTGATTGAGAAGTGCCAGACTCTTGATGAACTCCGTGAGAGCGTAAAGCGCATCATGGGGGATAAGTAAAAAAATCAGGCTCCCCTGAAAGCTTGCCAGCAGCGGGGAGCCTGAAAAGCGATAAAGCCGCCCGGAAACTCTACTCCGGACGGCTTTATTATATCATATTAGCGCAAAATTATCAATGACCCTGCCCACATCGGCGGGGTTTTATTTTTGCAAAATGGGAGGGCCTTAAATGGACATTGTGAGTTTACGGCTCGATGAGCTGACCCCTTACGAAAACAACCCCCGCCAGAATGACGCTGCTGTGGATGCCGTCGCTGCCTCTATCAAGCAGTTCGGTTTCAAAGTCCCCATCGTGGTGGATGCCAACAACGTCATCGTGGCCGGGCATACCCGCTTCAAGGCCGCCACAAAGCTGGGCCTCGATACTGTGCCCTGTGTGGTAGCTGACGATCTGACCGAAGAGCAGGTTAAAGCATTCCGACTGGCAGACAATAAGACCGGCGAGCTTGCCCTGTGGGACGATGAGAAGCTGTCTCAGGAGCTGGCTGGAATCCTCGATATTGACATGGAGCAGTTTGGCTTCAGCTCTGAGCTTGATGAACTGGGCGACGAGATGCTGGACAATCCGTATACCACTGAAACCAACATTCCGCAGTATGAGCCTACCGGCGATTGCCCTGATCTCTCCCAGTTGTGTGATACCAGCAAAACAGACGACCTGCTGGCCGAAATCGAAGCGTCCCACCTGAGGCCCGACGAAAAGGGTTTTCTGCTGAGAGCGGCCGGACGGCACACTGTTTTTAACTACCGCAAAATCGCTGAGTATTACGCTCACGCCTCCCCTGAGATGCAGGAGCTCATGGAAAAGTCTGCCCTCGTTATCATCGATGAGGGCGATGCTATCCGTAACGGTTTTGTATCTCTCTCCACTGTCGTTTCCGGCTTGATGGAGGAGGAGCAGAACGATGCGTGACGATTTTGCTGTGTTCATCCTGACCCACGGGAGAGCTGAGAAGGTCGTGACCGCTGAGACGCTCAAGCGCCAGAAGTATTCCGGCAAGGTCTATTTTATCATCGACAACGAAGATGATACCGCCGACCTGTACCGGGAGAAGTTTGGAGCCGAGAACGTCATCATGTTCGACAAGGCCGCTGCTGTGGCCCGTGCTGACACGATGGACAACATCTGTGAACACCGCGCCATCCTGTATGCCCGCAACGAGAGCTTCCGTATCGCCCAAAAGCTGGGCCTGAAGTATTTTCTCATGCTGGACGATGATTACACTGACATCCTTGTGCGCTGGCCTGAGGGCAAAAAGCTCAAGGGCAAGAGTCTGACCGGCGAGAGACTGGATGGCCTGTTCGAGGCGATGCTGGATTTTCTCGATGCGTCTGGCGCTGCTATGGTAGCTCTGGCACAGGGTGGAGATATGATCGGTGGAGTTCACGGCGGCGGATATAAGATGGGCCTGAAGCGGAAGTGCATGAACAGCATGTTCTGCCGGGCTGATACCCCTGTCGAGTTCCGTGGAACCATGAACGAAGATGTCACTACCTACACCACCCTTGGCAGCCGCGGCATTCTCTTTTTTACGTTTATGCGCTGTCAGGTGACGCAGATTCAGACGCAGAGCCTTTCCGGCGGTATGACTGAGGCGTACAAGGAGAGCGGGACTTACACCAAATCCTTCTACTCCGTCATGTCCATGCCATCCTGCATCAAGGTGGGGGAGATGGGCGGAAGCCACCGCCGGATTCACCACTCTATCAATTGGGACTGCTGCGTCCCGAAGATTCTGAACGAAAAATACAGAAAGGAGCGAGAAGATGCAGAACATCGCAAGTGACAAGATGTTGGCCCATATTGACCGAATTGCCGGAAACCGAATGCCTATCACGGCGGATATCTTCCTCAATAACTTCTGCAACAACCGCTGCCCCTACTGCACATACGGACGTTGGGAGCTTGACCCTGACGCTCATGCCATGGCGTACGAGGATTTTGTACGCTACGCCATGAAGCTGCTGGAGCTGGGAGTCGAGGGCTTTATCCTCACTGGAGGCGGAGAACCTACCATCGCCCCTGATTTTGACCGCATTACCGAATGGCTGGATAAGAACGAGCTGCACTATGGAATCAACACCAACTTCAATGCCACTCGCTTTCCGAAGCCCGATTACCTGAAAGTCAGCCTTGACGGATGGGATGAGGACAGCTATGAGCAGCGCCGGGGCGTGAGATGCTACAACAAGGTTGTGGACAATATCCGTGACTATGCTTTCTGGAAGCGCAAGCACAGCCCCAAAACGTCTTTGGGCATTCAGTGTGTTGTTTCCTCTTCCGATGATGTAAAGCGATTCTACGGGGCGAATAAGAGCCTCCCCGTGGATTATATCTCGTTCCGGCCCATTGAAAGCACAGCCGGGAAAGCCTATGATACCGGAACCGCCAAGGCACAGGCTCGTGAAGCTGTGGCGACTATCAAGGCGCTGTCTGCCGCTGACCCTCGTGTTGTCCTCAATTTCAAGTGGGAGATGCTGGACTGGCAAGAGCCGACCTGCACCGCCTCGTGGGCACAGATTGCCTTGAACGAAAAGGGCGAGGTCATGTACTGCTGCCACAAGCCGTATCAGATCGTGGGCCACATCCTTGACTCTGATATTTTGGAGAAGAAAAACCGGGCCACCACCGACATGAGCGGGTGCGATATCCCTTGCCGGATGACTGGCCCAAACGCTGCTGTCCGTGAGCTGATGACCGAACGGAAAGACGCTTGCTTCATCTGAGCCTCCCCCAACGAGAAAGAGAGAGGTGGTGACGTGCCGAACGAAAAGAACCTCGAAAATGGGAAGCTCACTCAGTTCCGAACAGGCGAGGAACAGGCGAAAATCGCAAAAAAGGGCGGCGTTGCCTCCGGGGAAGCACGTCGCCGAAAAAGAACCTTGAAAGCTGCCACCAAAGCCCTACTCGAAACCCCGGTCAAGAGTAAAGAGCTGCAGCAGAAGATGGAGCTTCTCGGCGTGTCTGCTGAGGATGCGGACTACATGACAGCCGTGGCCGTGGCCATGGTCACACAGGCCATGAAGGGAAATGTCAAAGCTGCTGCCTTTTGCCGTGACCTTATCGGCGAGAACCCTGACAAGAAATATCGGGATGCCGAACTCAAACTTGCCCGTGAGAAGTTCGAGCGGGAGAAGGTGGACGACAGCAGCAAATCCTCTCTGGCTGATACCATTCAAGGTGCATACGCCCGCCGGAAAGAGCAGGAGAAGGACGGAGGTGACGGATGATGGCCCTGAGCGACGAAGCAGTTCTGTATTATGCCGAGAATCCTGTGGACTTCACCGAAGACATCATCCATGCCAAGCCTGATGCCAACCAGCGGGCCATTATGAACAGCGTCGCCCGGAACCAGATGACCTCTGTTCGCTCTGGACACGGTATCGGAAAGACCGCCGTGGAGAGCTGGCTCGTCATCTGGTTTTTGGCTACGAGGCCCTTTCCGAAAGTTCCCTGTACTGCCCCGACGCAGCACCAGCTTTGGGACATCTTGTGGGCCGAGATTGCCAAATGGCTGCGCTCAGACCCGTCCCTCGCCCGTGACCTGATTTGGACACGAGAAAAGGTCTACATGAGAGGTTACCCGGAAGAGTGGTTCGCTGTTGCCCGAACGGCCAGCAAGCCTGACGCTCTGCAGGGCTTCCATGCAGACCACATTCTTTACGTCATAGATGAGGCTTCTGGTGTCGATGATAAAGTCTTCGAGCCTATCTTGGGCGCTATGTCCACCAAGGGCGCACGGCTCTTGATGTGCGGGAACCCGACCCGCATTACTGGATTTTTCTACGACAGCCATCATAAGAGCCGCCCTTTGTACAACGCTATGCACGTTGACGGCCGAGACAGCTCCAGAGTTGACCAAGAGTTCATTGACCGCATCATTGATATGTTCGGGGAGGATTCCGACGTATTCCGGGTGCGTGTTGCCGGCGAGTTCCCGAAAGCTCTGCCTGACAGCTTCATCCCAATGGAGTGGGCAGAGAGGGCAAGCGAGGGAGAAGCGCCTAAAATCGACCGTGTCCTGAGAGTGGACATCGGCACCGACGTGGCCCGGTATGGTGACGACAGCAGCGTGGTCTGTACTGTGCTTGACAAGCGCAGCCAGATGGAGCCTGAAGTCTACCACCATAACGACACCATGACGCTGTCCGGCAGGATGGTACAGACCATCAAGAGGTGCGCTGCTGCTCATCCTTGGGCCTTTATCCGTGTCAAAATCGACTGCGACGGCTTGGGCGTTGGCGTGTTTGACCGTCTGACTGAGCTGAAACAAGATATCGTGGACGAGGTAAATGCCCAGCGCGAAGAGCTGTACCGGGATGCCGAGGACGTGCCGCCTCCCCTTGACCTTGAAATCGTGGAGTGCCACTTCGGTGGCGAGGGTGGCAAGGTCGATGAGAAAGACCCCATCAACTACGCCAATTCCACCGGCCTTATGTGGGGCGCAATCCGGGAGGCCCTGAAAGCTCGGCGCCTCCACCTCTGGTATGATGATAAACAAATCAGCCAGATCTCTAACCGTAAGTACAGCGTGAACAGCGCTGGCGAAATCGTCCTTGAGCGCAAGGAAGAAATGAAAAAGCGGGGCCTGTCCTCGCCTGATATGGCCGACGCTCTGGGCCTTGCCCTGCACGACCCGCTCGTGAGCGACTGGAGCCTTGACTGAGGAGGGACAAATCGTGACCAACACAAACACCTATCTCGTGTCGGCTGACGGCTGGCCGACCAAGTACATTCGCACCGCCACTACTGCTGCTGAGGCCCGGAAGGTCTATAAAGACAAGACCGGCTACCCCTTGGCCCCCAAGGTTGAGCAGGTGTGCGGCAAGAAGCCGAAAAGCAAGGGGGGCGAGTAAGAATGCCCCTCTTTTGGAGACGGCACGGAGAACAGGCCTCTTCCGCCTATATGAATGGTAGCGCTATGCTGCCCCGGTACACGAACCCGCCTGAGCGAAATACCGAAGATTGGATTAAGGCGTATACCACCAATCCCCGGATGGCCGTCGTGTCCCGTATCGCGTCTGATCTGTCCTTTGCTGAGGGCAAGCTCTACCGGGTGGATAAAAACGGCGAGGAGCAAGAGCTGACAGCTCACCCTTTTCTCAATTTTTGGGAGAATCCGAACCCGTTGCACGAGTACACCAACGCTGCCCTGTGGAACCTCTTCGAGATTTACCTGAAGCTCAAGGGCGAGGGCTATTTCGTCATTGAGAAGAACGCCCTCGGTGTCCCTGTTGAGCTGTGGCCTGTTCCTACTCACTGGGTACAGATGACCCCGTACATTGACCATCCGTTCTATACCATCCGAACCACCGGCGGCCTCATTCTGGAGGTCTCTGTCGATGATATGTTCGTGATGAAAGACCTGAACCCGATTGACCCGTTCCGCCGGGGCATGGGTCAAGCAGAGCCTCTGGCTGACGAAATCGAAACGGACGAGTATGCGGCGAAGTTCCAGAAACGGTTCTTCTTCAACGATGCCACCCCGAACATCATCATTGGGATGCCTAAAAGCTCCGATGAGCAGCGCAAGAGGTTCCGGGCTGAGTGGATGGAGAAGTTTAGGGGTGTTTTCAATAGCCACGGCGTAGCCACCGTGAATGGCGAAGTCACCATCAACAAGGTCGGTGACAGCATGAAGGACATGGACATGGTGAATGGCCGCACCTTCCTGCGTGATGCTGTGCTGGAGCATTTTGGCGTTCCTCGTGAAATTATGGGCATTACTGAGAGCAGCAACCGGGCAACCTCGGAAGCTGCTCAGTTTATCTACGCTCAGAACGTCTTGATGCCCAACCTGAAGCGCCGGGAACAGGCTATCAACCGCCAGCTCGTCCCTCTGTTTGGAAACGACATCGTCTGGCACTACGAAGATATCATCCCCCGAAATCAGGAGTTTGATAAATCCGTGGGCACGGATGGCTGGAACGCTGGCCTGTTGACCCGGAACGAAGCTCGTGAAAAACTGGGGATGCCGCCCGTCAAGAACGGCGATGTCTACAAGACGCAGTTCTCCGACATCTATGTTGGTGAGGATGACGACCCCGTAGCTGTCAGCGCTGCTGCTGCCAACCTCCAGTTTGAAGATGAGGCAGACCCGCTGGAAACTGGTGCAGACGACGATATTGAAGTCACCGATAAAGGAACACTCCCGGAAGATGAAAACGACGCTGAGAGTGCCGCAGATTCGTCTGGCGGCATTGAAATCGTGGTTTCCAAATCTCTGAGCGGTCACGAGCGCAAGAGCGCCCAGCTTCAGGCAGCCCAACGGGCTATTGCTCAGGCTGAACGGGAGCAGGGACAGAAGTTCGAGATCGCTGCCATGAAATATTTCCGGCAGCAGGGACGCCTTATTGAGAATGCCATGAACGGCACCGAAAAGGCAGAACGCAGCGCATGGGACATCCTCATGGCCGGTATTCCCGGATATGATGGACTTGCAGGAGATGAGAACCAGAGCGCCAATGCTTCCGCATGGAATGCCCTCAGTGACGAGAACCGCACCGCCCTGCTGTCTGGATTCACCACCGGCCTTATCGACTGGCACAGCGAGGAAACTGCCCTGCTGAACATCTTCGAGCCGCTATGGAAAGAAAGCTATAACAAGGGCGCTGGCGTGTCTGCCAAGCTCTATGGGCTGGAAAGCCTCAAGCGCCCTGAGCTGATTTCCACGGCAAAGCTCCGTGGCGGCGCTCGTGTCGTTGGTATTACGCAGACCACCAAAGATGCCATTTCCCGTATCGTCTCTGCTGCTCTGGAGCACGGAGATGGAAGGGAGAGCATCGCCAAGCAAATTCAGAAGGAGATGCAGACATCCACAACCCGTGCCCGCACCATTGCAAGCCAAGAGTGCAACACCAGCCTCCTCTCCGGCCAGTATGATATGATGCGCACCGCGGGAGCTGGCTACAAGACGTGGCACGTCACCAACCCTGCTGTTGCCCGGCCCTCGCATAAGGCCCTGAATGGACAGACCGTCCCCATCGATGCAAAGTTCGCCAATGGCTTGATGCAGCCTTGCGACCCCAACTGCGACGATGCTTCTGAGGTCGTAAATTGCCACTGTTTCCTGACGTTCAGTAAGTAGGAGGCTCACCCATGAGATACACCAAAGAACAGGCAGCCGCAGCCGCTCAGGCTGCTGGTATTGACCTTGAGACGGAGCGGTTCGATGCCAAAGCTCTGGCAGATGCCATGACCGCCGAATCGGAATATTGGGCCGAAAGCTCTGATACCGATATCACCAAAAATGACACATCCCTGACGGCGAAACTTGCGGTAGCCCACCTTCGCAAGTCGCCGTTTTATTTTGCCCCCGACCGGGGGCTGAAGGCGTGGGAGAATTCCATCAGGAAGGGGGTGAAACAGAAAAGCGTGAAAACCGAGCATAAAACCATCCGTTTCAAAGCGGACGACTTTGACGAGGAGCAGGGCATTTTCAGCGGCTATGGAGCCGTGTTTGGAAATGTTGATTCTGGCGGTGATATTATCGAACCCGGAGCCTTCACGAAGACAATCGCCGAAGGCTGGGAGCGGGTCAAGATTCTGGCCCTGCATAACGATAGCTGGCTCCCCATCGGTAAACCGATTGAGTTGAGAGAGGACAGTAACGGCCTCTATATCAAAGCCAAAGTCTCCGACACCTCGATGGGACGTGACATCAAGGTGCTGCTGAAGGATGGCGTTCTGAACGAGCTTTCCATTGGATACGACCCCGTGTCTTTCGACTACGACAAAGATACCGGCATCCGGCATCTGCGGGAGATCAAGCTGTGGGAGGTGTCCGTCGTGACGTGGGCCATGAACCCCGAAGCGACCATCTCCGACTACAAATCTGCCAGAGACGTTGCCGACAGCGTGGGGGCCATTGTCCGGGAAGCTGCTGCCGAGGTCAAAGCTGGACGCAAAATCAGCGCCAGCCGCCTGAAGTCTCTGAAAGAGGCCAGCGCCTCCATGAAGACAGCGACCAAGGCTCTGGACACAATCATCAAGGAAGCTACGGACGGCAGCAATCAGCCCGCCGGGAAAGCTGCCAAACACGCACCGAAACTGAGGGCCACAAAGTCCACGCACGATGTTGGCCCGCTTATCGAAATTGTTCTGTAATAGGAGGAATTTACCCCATGAGACTGAAGAACAAAAAGTATAGCTCCCAGAAGAAGTCCGTCAAGATGACCAAGGACGACCTGACCGAAACCATCAAGGCAGCCGTCAAGGAGGCCCTGTGCGATGATGAGGACAAGGACGACGGCGACGATGACGGCGAGGACAAGGATGACGATGATTCCGGCTCCGCTTCCGACATCTCTGACCTGATTGAACAGGCCATGGACGTTGTTGCCGAGAAGCGCAAGGCCCGTAAGGATAACGGCGAGGAGCTGGGCGATATCACCACCGATGAGATTCTGGAGGCCATCGATGAGATTGCCGACACTTCCACCGGCGATGATGATGAGAGCAAGGATGACGACACCTCTGATTCCGAGGACAAGGACGATGAGGAGCAGGATGAGGCCAAGCGCAAGAGCCGCAAGTCCTTCTCCCGTGCCCGTCAGACCAAGAGCCGCTCTTCCATCTCTCCTGTCCAGCGCAAGTACAGCGCCCTGTATATGAGCAACTCCGCTGGCTCTGCTGGCGGATCTAAGAAGTCTGTCCCCCCTGCCATTCAGTTGGCCCGTGCTGTCAAGTGTCTGGATGTTTTCGGCAACCGTGACCCCGAGCACGCTGCATACTGGGCGAAGAAGAAGTACGGCGATGAGGATATGGCCCGCCAGTTCAAGGCCCTGTCCGCTACCAACCCTGAGACCGGCGGCTATCTGATTCCTGAGGTATACCTCGACCAGATCGTTGAGCTGCTGTACTCCAAGACCGTCATCTTCGAGCTGGGTGCTCAGAAGGTTCCCATGCCCACCGGCAACCTGAACATTCCCAAGATGACCTCCGGCGCTCGTGCTACTTGGGGCGGTGAAGCTCGTAAGATTGCCACCTCTCAGCCTACCTTCGGCAGCATCAAGCTGTCTGCAAAGCGTCTGGAGGCTATTGTTCCCCAGACCCGTGAACTGCTGATGAGCTCCAGCTACTCCGCGGACCAGATGTTCGCCAACGACCTGACCCGCCGCATGGAGCTGGGCATTGACTTCGGCGGTATGTTTGGCTCTGGCAACGAGTTCCAGCCCCTCGGCGTGTTCCGCGATAAGGACATCGCTCATCTGGATGCCAAGGTGCTGAACAACACCGACCTGGCAGATGCCAACGGCAAGATCACTGCCGACTTCCCCGTGTTCCTGCGTTCTGAGCTGATGAGCAAGAACGTTGATGACGCAGCTGCAGGCTGGGCCATGAACTCTATGCTCGAAGGCTATTTCATGAACATGAAAACCACCACCGGCGAGTACCTGTACCGTGATGAGATGTACACCGGCAAGCTGCTGGGCTTCAACTACAAGGTCAGCAACCAGATTCCCACCGACAAGAACGGCCTGACTGAGCTGTGCTTCGGTAACTGGAGCGACCTGCTGGTTGGCGAGCAGCTGGGTCTGGAGACCTACACTACCCTCGACGGTGTCTGGACTGACGATAATGGTGTGCAGCACAGCGCATTCGACGAGAACCTCGCCGCTACCCGTGCCCTGATGTACGTCGATATCGCAGCTCGCCACAAAGAGAGCTTCATCCATGTTAAGAACATCAAGGTGAAGTGAGCGTAACCCACTCACCTTTTACCCTGTTTCACAGAATCAAGGAGGAAAACTATGAAGCGTGAACTCATCGAAAATGTGCGTGTCACTCCCTATACCAGTGGCACTGCATTTGACCGTGAAGGCTTCCTGTCCGGCGTTCTCGGCATTCTGGTCGGCACTCCCACCGGCACTCCCACTGCCATGAAGGCCAAGGTTGTGCTGACTGAGTGCGACACCGAGGGCGGCACCTATACCGTGTGCAGCGACAAGCTTATCCCCATTGGCAAGGGCCAGCTGGATTCTGCCGGCACCGTGGCTGTCGATGTTGATGCTGCTGGCGGCTCCCTCGTCAACTTCGACCTTGACCTGCTGGGCTGCAAGAAGTACGTCAAGGCTACTATCTCCATCGAATGCACCGGAGGCACTTCTGCTGCTTGCACCGCCACCGCGGCGCTGGCGCTGGGCGACGCTGCTGAGATGCCCGTTTAAGCGGCAGAAAGGACACACAAGGAGGTGCTGACATTATGGCAAGGGTCTATAACCCCGACCGTCCGAAGCCCGCCCAGAACAAGCGTGAGGCTGGGCCGAAAGAAAAGAAGGGCGCAGGTAGCGCCAAGAAGAAAGAGAGCGCAAGTGCATAACCTGCGCTTTTTCTGTTTGGAGGGAGGCTGTACCAATGGCAAACGAACCGACTGAGAAGCTGGCCCCGAATGCCATGACCACGTTGGAGGACACTCTGGAGCGGCTCGGAATCCCGGATGATGCTGCTGACACCACCGTCAAGAACAATGTCATCCGGCTCATCAATTCCGCCTCTGCGTGGATTGAGACCGTCACCGGGCGCAGGTTTGGCAAAGCTGTGTATACTGACCGCTATGCCGGTTCTGGTACACAGGAGCTTTTCCTGCGGCAGTATCCCATCCGAAGTGTGGAGTATGTCAAAGACACCTACACCGGCGCTGTAATTCCCCCGTCTGAGTATGACTACACGATGACTGGGAACATCGGCGTTCTGTACATGGACACCGGCTGGCCTTTCCGAGGCTATGTCGGTGGCCTTGCCGGTGACTACTATGCCGCACAGAGATATCTGGAGGTCAAGTTCACTGCTGGTTATGTCCTGCCGAAAGACGGGACCGACGAGGAGCCGTCCGACCTCCCTGCTGATATCATTGCTATTGTGTGGGGCATTGCAGAGCAGGAGTTCGCCATCATCCGAAACGGCGCACAGGGCCTGTCTGCATTCTCTATTTCGGACGTTTCGTGGACGTTCGATAAAGAGCCTCGTTCTTCGTGGCTCGATACTCTGTCCCACTATATGAGCTGGTAACGCTGTGAGCGAAAGAGCTGATACCATCCAGCACCTCAAACAGGTGCGGAAGGAGCTGGCTGACCTGAACCGCCTCCGAATCAAGGTTGGCATTCAGGGTGACGCTGACAGCGAGATTTTAACCATTGCCCGTGTCCACGAGTACGGGGCAACCATTACAGCCAAACATGCCAAGAACCTCTGTATCCCCATCAGCAAGAAAAGCCGCGGCAAAAGCCCCCGGGATTTCCCGGATCTCTTTTTCATTCGGTCTCATGCTGGGTATCTTTTCGGCGTGGTAGACAAGGGCCTGAAGCGGCGGCGTAAGAACGAAGAGGACAACCTCGACTTCCTGTTCCTGCTGCTGCCCTCCGTCACCATCCCTGAGCGTAGCTTTATTCGGGCCGGATTCGACCACAACAAGGACGCTCTGGCGCTGCTTGTCCGGCAGCAGATGTATGAGATATACCAAGGCCGGCAGACGGCCAGAGGGGCCGCAGAGTGGATAGGCGGACAGGCTGTTGGCCTGATTCAGCAGTATATCAACGATGCCAGTCACTTCACCCCGAAAGGGAAAATCCAGCGGGAAGCTGCCCCGTCGTGGGCGGACAGCCCGCTGGTTGTGACCGGCAGACTTCGCAATTCTATCACGTTCAAAATCGAGGAGGAAAACTGATGGTCGGTTCTTTCAAAATGGCACAGCCGATGATTCCGCCCGGCATGATGCACATCATGTACGAGGTCGTGGCATCTGGCTCCTACGACCAGAGCAAAGGCGGACAGTGGGCCTCGAATCCTGCCGAGCGTGTGCCCTTTGATGGCGTAGTGCTTCCCGTGAGCGATAAAGACCTTGCCCGTGAAATCACCGGCACGGTCGCAAACGTCAGCGAGAAAATCTATACCAACGGCCATGCGCTCAAGGTTGGCGCGAGGGTGTATGACCCTGAAAGCTCCACCACCTATACCGTGACACAAGAGCTGGGGCACAATAGCCTCCATCCCCTGAAACGGTATCTGGTAGAGGCGAGAGGGGGTGCAGCTCCGAGATGACCTTCGTAGAGAAGCGGAACAAGCTTATTTATGCCCTCAGCCAAGCTGTTGGGCGGCCTGTCCTGCTTGAATCGCAGGTTCAGCCGGAAGCTGAGTATCCGTTCATCGTTTACTCCGTCATGGATGACTACCAGAGTACAAGCTGGAGTGGGAACATCTCTCTCGCCGCCGATGGAGAGGATACCGTGTCGATTCGGGAAGAGCAGCCGACCGCCACGTTTTCTTTTACTGCTTGCAGCATGAACCGTGAAATCACAACCGAAGCCGGTGACCTCGTGATGGTCTACGGTGCAGACGAAGCCTCTGAGCTGGCCGCGCTGGCCCAGAGCTTCTTTCTGCATGGTGGACGGTATGCCATTGAGGCTGCCGGTTTTGTCGTTGTGGAGGTCACGAACTCGAACAGCCGAGATGCTCTTGAGCTGGACGAGATGGGCCGCCGGTACGGTTTCGATGTGAGGCTGAGATACACTCGCACCGACCGTTACGCAGTTGGCTCTATTGCTGTTCCCCCGAACATCATCGACAAATCGAAGAAGGAGTGATTATTTTGGCAAAAGACGTTGTTGTCGTCGTGGATATCGACGCAAAGCGGGCTGGCACCGAAAGTCTGGACATCCTGCTCGTGTCTACTGAGGGCGCAAAGGATGTCGCCACCTACCGTGACCTCGACAAAATCAAAGAGGCTTTCACCGGCAAGAAGGTTGCCGCCATGGCTGACGCTATGTTCACTCAGGGCAAGACGAGCCTTGCTGATACCCTTATCCGCAAGGTGAAAATCGTCGGCTTTGCCACCCCTGAGAATGCCGCCGGTCTGGTACAGTCCATTGAAGATTTCCGCAAGACCGACGACGATTTCTATATCGTCCTGACCGACCAGACCGATGACGAGTATGTCAAGGCTCTGGCCGCGTGGGCCGAAAGCACCGAGCCTACCGAGGCTGAGCTTGGTGCTGGCGTTGAAGATCACCGCAAGTTCTATTTCGGCGAGACCGAAAACAAGGAGCTGGCCGTTACCAATGCTCGCTGTGCGATTTTCTATACCGACCATTTGGACGAGCACGCAGATGCCGCCTACGTCGGTAATGTTGGCCCGTTCTACCCCAAATCCGTGACGTGGAAGTTCAAGCGCCCTCAGGGCCTGACTGTTCCCGTGCTGACGAATGGCGAGCGGGACGCTCTGGAGGAAGCCAACGTGAACTTCCTCACCGTGGAGTACAAGAACGAGTATGTCAAGAACGGTGTCTGCGCCGATGGAAACTACATCGACGTTCAGATGGGAGCTGACTACATCGCCAACCTCATGCGTGAGAAGCTGTACGCCATCTTCCTGTCTAACGATAAGGTGAGCTACGACGATGCTGGTTTCTCCCTCGTTGGCACTGCCGTGTATGAGACCCTGAACCGGGCCGTTGAGCTGGGCATCATTGCAAAAGACCCTGAAAGCAAGCAGGGTGTTTTCACTGTTGTGGTTCCTACCCGCAGCGATGCCACCGACGAACAGGCCCGCAACCGCCAGATGCCCGACATCACTTGGGAGGCCCAGCTGGAGGGCGCTGTCCATGGCGTAAAGACCAAGGGCACCCTGCGGGCCACTCTGAGTGCGTGAGAAAGGAGCGTGTAAGTAAATGGCTGCAAGCATTGAAGTTGCTTCCTACGACCCCAAAAAGGTCAACGTCATCGTGGGTGGCCGCATCATCACCGGCTTTGCTTCTGACGGTGTTGTGACCCTGACCAAGAACGAAGACAGCGTTACCCCCAGCGTTGGTGCAAAGGGCGACGTGACCTACTCTGAGAACGCCAACGAGAGCGGTACCGTGGCCGTCACCCTCATGTCTACCTCTTCCAGCCTCTCTTATCTGCGCGGGCTGGAAGCCCGCCGCCGTGCTGTGAATGTTACCATCAGCGATGTGAACTCCAGCGACGGCTTCGTTATGAGCGAGGGCAATTGCCGCATTATGAAGATGCCGGACGCTGCCCGCCAGAAAACTGAGGGCAGCGTCACCGTGAACATCTATGTTCCGAGCATGACCGTCCACCAGTAAGCTGCTGTGCGGTACAATCACTGGCCTGAGAGGCCGAAATCTTTGACGGAAAGAGGTTATAGAAAGTTTATGGCAAAACAGAAGAAAGTGACCGTCGAGGGCGTGGAGTACACCCTGCAGAGTGTTTCCCCTTCGTGGTATTTTCAGGTGAACGACGAGTGCGGTATGACCACTGACAACCGCCGTGACACCGCCAAGTATCTGGACACTATGTTCAAGAACGTCGTTGTGGCCCCTGTTGAGGTTGGCAAAGACGGCATGACCTACTTCGATGAGAATGAGGACGTGAAGACCCCGGAGAAGCTCATCAAGGTCATCGAGCGGTTTCTGCGCGAGTGAGCTTGACCCACAAAGAGCAAAGCGGGCAGCCCAGAGTCGAAGGGCCATCTGGATGCTCGTTTACTCCGGGCAGGGCCTGTCCTACTCCGACATCAAGGGCATGGATTTGGCCGAATACCAAGAAGCAATAGAGGCTCGAATCCTCTATAACGAGGAATGGAGCAAAGGGCGGTAGGGCGACCTACTGCCCTTGTTTTTTTACAAGGAGGTGAACGGATTCCGTGGCAGATGTCAGAGAGCTTACCTTTGGCCTCGACTATGACCTCGATGAACCCATCAAGCAGCTCGATGCTGTGGTTGACCGCCTCGAACAGGTCACTTCCAGCGAGGAAGATGCCGCCGATGCTTCCCATGAGGTCGGTGCGCAGCTTTCTTCTGGTATGGATGCCGCCGAAGCCTCTACCCGAAGGGCCGAAAAGGCCGTTGAGGGAATCGGCACACAGCTTTCCGCTGGGGTGGATGCTGCTGAGGACTTTGGAAGAGCTGGCGAGAAAATCGGCTCACAGTTCCGAGATATGGGCCGGGAGGCAGACAGCTTCGGCGGCGCTGTAAAAAAATCCATGGGTACATCCCTGAAGTCTGGCAAGAGCTTCTGGAGTAGCATCAAGGCTGGGGCGCAGGGCGGTTTCGGATATGCTGAGAAACGGCTTTCCGACTGGCATAAGAAATTCCAGACAGGGGCCAAATCCATGGTGACGGCCCTATCTCATCCGATTCAGACCATCAAAAACAAGCTGGGCGACGCTTTGTTGTCCAGTGAGAAGAGAACTGAAGGGCTGGGAAGCCGTGCCGTGGAAGCTGCAAAAAAGCTGCTTGGCATGGGGCGGGATGGAGAAGAGGCCGGTGATAGTATCAAGGAGGCCATGAAAGGTGCCGTCGGTTCACTCATTGGCTTTGAGGCTATCAAAGGCGTTATCTCCAAACTGAAGGAGCTGGGAGCCGCAGCGCTTGAGGTGGCGAAGGCCGCCGAGACGACCGAGAAAAAATTCGACGCAGCTTTCTCCGGGACGGATGCTGCTGAGTGGGTAGACAACTTCGCTGATGCCGTCCACCGCAGCAACGCCGAAGTCCAGAGCTTTATGGTCTCCAACAAGTCTATGTACGGTGAGCTGGGCGTTACTGGACAGGCTGCCGCTGACCTGTCCAAGATTACGACCTCTCTTTCCTACGATCTCGGCAACGCCTTCTCTATGGACGATGCTGAGGCGCTGGGAGTGATTCAGGACTACATCAAGGGAAACAATGCCGCTCTGGAAGAGTACGGCGTTCACATCGACGATGCCACCCTGAAGGCTTCCGCAATGCAGATGGGCCTCGGCGCTAACGTGGACAGCCTGAACGATGCCGCCAAAGCGCAGGTTCGTCTCAATGCCTTGCTGGGCCAGAGTGAAAGCATCCAGAAAGCGGCCATCAACGATACAGACGGCCTGACAAACTCTCAAAAGTCTCTGAATGGCATCATGCAGAACTTCGCTCTTGAGGCCGGGCAGGAGTTCATGCCGGTGCTGGAGGGCCTGTACGGTACCATCATTGACAACTGGCCCACCATTGAGCCGATGTTGATGGGACTGGTCGAGACTCTGAGCGATGGCCTGTCCCAAGCCACGCCTGTTCTGCTGGAACTGGGGCAAACTCTCATTCCGATGTTGACGGACGTGGTCGGTACGCTGCTTCAGGCGGCAACCCCCGTTATCTCGGTTGTGAGTGAACTGGCAAGCAATTTCCTTCCGCCACTGGTTCGGCTTTTGGGAGATATCGCCGAAACGCTCCTGCCTCCGGCTGTGCAACTGTTGGAGAGCATCTCGCCACTGCTCGGATCCCTGAGCCCGGTTCTGTCCTTTATCGGCAATGCCTTGAAGGTGATTTCCGAGTTCCTCGGTAAGGTCATCGGATGGCTGGCCGACGGCGTTGGCAAGGTGACGAGTTTCTTCAACGGTATCTTTGGTGGAGCCAAGGACAGCAAGAGCGCTGTCGATGACCTGAGCGGGGCCGTCAACGGGCTGGGAACTGCCACGAGCAAAAAGACTTCCCTCGCCGTGGACACCTCGAAGTACAAGGAGAAGGTCGAGGGAGCCGCAAGCGCTTCCACCAAGGCGATGAAGAGCAGCAGCAAGCAAGCTCAGACATCCGCTGAGGATAGCTTCAGCGCTATGGGCGCTTCTGCCACCTCTACCTATTCCAGCATGGAAGCTGCTTCCAAGTCCTCTTGGAAGTCTATGACACTGGAAGCTACGAGCGGGGCGAACAAAATCGTCTCTGAGCTGAACCGTGTAAAGACGACCGCGGCGTCTGTGTCTGGAGCTGGAACCGTCAGCGCCGCCGGTGCTGCCTCCGCTGCTGGGAAAACCGGCACGTCCATCCCGCACCATGCTGGAGGTACGCCGCACTTTGCCGGTGGCCCGACGTGGATGAATGAGCAGGGCGGTGAGCTGGCTGTCTTGCCCGGCGGCAGCGCCATCATCCCGGCAGACCAGACCGAACGGCTCATGCAATCCTATTCCAGTTCCATCAGCAACACGAACAACAGCACCAGCAACCGCACCGTTATCACTATGAACCCTGAGTTCAAAATCGTGGTTCAGGGCGATGCTGGAAGCGAGCAGACGCTTTCCAATCTGGAGGCCCGCCTTCACTCCATCTTCCGGGAACTGTACCAAGAGGCCCAAGAGGAGGACTACACCAAGCGGGCATTACAGGCTGGATTCGCTTAAAGGAGGCGACCGTATATGTATACCCTCACAGGGCTGAAGTGCGGCACCGTCCGCTTTGAGCCGGCACTCGGCACTATCGTGAGCGAGAAGGTTATCCGAACCTCCACGGTGACGGACAACCCCATCGAGAGCGGCAGCAGCGTAGCCGACCATGTATTCCGGCAGCCTCGGAATATCCAGCTTCAGGGCGTTGTAGCTGATGGTGAAGCCGCCCTCGATACGCTGGACGCTATGTGGAAGAAGGGCGATGTTCTGTCCTACACTGGCCGCACCCATCTGGAAAACCTCGTGATTCAGAACCTTCAGACGAACCACGATGCCAAAAACCGCAACGGCTTTGACTTCACAGCCACCCTCAAGCAGATCACTTTGGGCAGCTCTGAGGACAGCGGGACGGCAACCACGATGGCCGGGCAGGATGGGGCAAAGACTTCCAAAAGCCACAAAACCGCCGCCACCAAGGCCGACGGCCTGAAAACCACGGTCAGTACCACCATTTCTTCCAGTGCGTATGCCACCTATGTAAACTCATACAACAGCAAACCTGCGAGCAGCTCCGGGCCGAAGTCCCGGGCAACGCCCAGCAGTTCTGGGAGGCGATGATATATGCAGCTTATCGAGCTTGGAGCTGAGGTTGAGTACATCGACATCGATACCTCCAAAGTGCCCTATACCTTCTCGGTGAAGCTGACTGACCGCACCTACTCGTTTACCATCCGATATAACGATGTTGGCGAGTTCTTTACTGCTGACCTGAGCGTTGCATCCACCGGTGAGGTGCTGGCCTATGGCGACCCCATCCGCTATGGACGGCCCCTGTTCAATGCCATCGAAGATGAGCGGTTCCCTCTGCCCGTCATCATCCCTCTGTGCCTGAGCGGTGACGACGTGGATGCGGTGACGTGGGACAACTTCGGGAATGAGGTCAAGCTGTACCTGTACGAACGGAGGACGGCATGAGTTTTTGGCTGAGAGAAGCGTCCCTGCAAATCGCCGGTAAAAAGTACAGCATGGATGATTTCTATTTCGAGTTTGAAGTGCCCTTCGAGGACAGCGATACCCTGCAGCAAGCCACGTTTTCCATCTACAACCTCGCCGAGAGCACATGGAAAGCTATCAAGCGAGGCGATGCTGTTATCCTCAATGCCGGTTATGAGGGCGACGTGGGCGCAATCTTTGTGGGGCAGGTCAGTGCTTGCGCTACCAAGCGGCGGACGGTAGACACCATCACGACGATTTCCGCCACTGCTGCTATGAAAGAGTGGCTCAACTCCAAGGTCTCCAAGACCTACAAGGAGGGCAGCACAGCGAAGGACATTGTAACAGATCTCTTGAACCTCATGGGGCTGGAGATTGGCGAGTTCTCGCTGGCCGTTGAGAAGGTCTACGACCGGGGCCTTGTCTGCAATGGTAAGGTGAAGGATATCCTCCAGCGGGTCGTTGTCTCTGACTGCAAGAGCCGCTTCCTGATTCGCACGGAAAGCGTTGTGATTTCTGACCCGTCCAAGGGCATGTCCAATGGTGTGGAGCTGACCCCGGAAAATGGTCTGCTGCTGAGTGAGAGCGACTCGGACGAAACGGTTCTGGCTGTCGGTTCTGACACGCAGAAAAGCTCTTCCTCCAAGAGCGAGGACGGCAAGTACATTACCCGGGAAATGTTGCTCAACTACCACATCGGCCCTGCCGAGCAGGTGCAGGTCAAAGACAAAAAGTTGAACGGCAAGTATATCGTCGTGAAGGGCAAGCACGTTGGTTCCCCCCGTGGGAACTGGAAAACCACCGTGCAACTCAAACCGCTTTGAGGAGGAGAAAGCATGGGCAGACAAAATGCTCAACAGGCATACCAGCAAGGACAGCAACAGGCGGCTGCTGCCGGTATCTGCGTGGCCGATGTTGTTAAGGTGGTATCCTTTGATGCTGACAACATGAAAGTCAACGTACAGCCTCTTACACGGTATCCTGACGAAGATACATTTCAGGACAAACCGCAGGTGCTGGGCGTTCCAGTTGCTATGGTCTACGGTGGTGGATTTGTCATTCGGCCTGTCTATAAAGAGGGCGACGTTGGCGTTGTAGTCTATCTTGACCGCGACAGCGATTCCACCATCTCCGGCGGCGAAGCTGCCGACCCAAACACAGAGCGGCTCCACAGCGGAGACGATGCTGTTTTTGTTGGCGGTATCCTGACCGGCAAGGGAAAAATCAAGGGCCACCGGGATGGCGCTCTTGACCTTGGAACTGATGACGGTGCTGTGTATGTGTCCATTGGTAAGGATGATGTAAAAATCAAAGTCGGCAGCTCCGTGAGCATCACGGCCAGTAAGTCCGACATTAAAATCGTTGGAGATGTGAAAATCGACGGCAACCTCAGCTTGACAAAGACTGGTACTGCTAACGTTGATTTTGTGGCTGCTGGAAAGAGCCTCAAGGGACATACTCATACGAGTGCATCCCCCGGCAGCCCGACCACCCCGCCCGTATAAGGAGGCTGAAATGGAGGACAACTACACCCTTAAAATTGACCCCAGCACCCGTGATCTGTGCTTCGATGATGACGGCATCATGGAGACGGTGGCAGGGGACATTACGTCGGCCCAAAGCGTCCGCCTGACCCTCTGTGCATGGAAAGGCGAGTTTCCCCTTGTCCCGGTCCATGGCACGGACTATTCCCGCATTATGGGCAAGAAGCTGGGCGACCTCGAAGATGACGAAATCCCCGAAGTTATCCGGGAAGCTGTTTTTCAAGAGGGCAATGTCTCTGAGGTAAACAGCGTGGATTACACCATCGATGGCCGCAGCTTGTCCGTAGAGTTCAATGGGAAGTTGACCGACGGAAATAACATCACATCGGAGGTGAGCATCGAGTGAACACCCAAGACTGGGGCGTTACTGAACAGGGCTTTCACTGCCCTACCTACGTCGAGCTGCTGAACGCTCTGGAGTATAAAGCCAGAGAGCTTTTCGGCTCGAAAGCAAATATGACTGTCAGAAGCCCTCTCGGCTTGTTCCTGCGAATTTTCGCATGGATGCTGAGCATCATCTTCAGCCTTGCTGAAGATGTTTACAACAGCCGCTTTGTGGACACCGCTGTGGGTGCAAGCCTATATAACCTCGGTAAAGCCATTGGCCTGAGATTGCTTTCTGCACAGAAAGCGTCCGGCTACGTCCAGTTCACTGGAAACCCCGGTACCATTATCCCGACCGGCTTCCTTGTGAAAACTGTTTCCAACCTCCAGTATGCCGTTCTGGAAGGCGGCCAGATTGGAGATGAGGGCACGGCTCTGCTCCCGGTTCAGGCCGTTTCTGCCGGCCCTGACTACAACGTTTCGGCTGGAGAAATCAAAGAGATTACGAACCCGCTTGACGGCGTTTCGTCCTGCACGAATCTGGCTGCTGTGGACGGCGGAAGAACCCGCGAGACCGATGAAGAGTATCGAGATCGCTATGAGCAGTCTGTGGACTATGCAGGAGGTGTGAATGCTGACGCCATCGCTGGCGAAATCCTGCAGAATGTCGAATCCGTATACTCCGCTATCTGCTACGAGAATTGCGAAGATGTAACGGACTCGCTCGGACTGCCCCCGCACAGTATTGAGGCCATTGTTTATGGTGGCCTTGACCAAGATGTTGCAAAGGCGGTTTACAGGCGCAAGGGTGCCGGAATCCAGACCTACGGAAACAAAACTGTTTCTGTGGTCGGTGCCAACGGCCAGACCTTCAACATTAAGTTTTCCCGCCCGACGGCTGTGCCGGTCTATATCAAAATCACAGACCTGAAAACCTCTTCTGTCTTCCCTGAAGATGGACGGGACCAAATCAAGTCTGCCCTGATTAAGTACATTGGCGGCGATGTCACCGGCGGCCTGAAGATTGGCACGAATGTCCTGTACATGGCCCTGCCCGGCGTTATTCTCAGTGTTCCCGGCGTGACCGATTTCCACCTGAGCATCAGCCCTGACGGCTCTTCTTACAGTCAAGAAAACATCGTCGTCGGTACAAGAGAAAAGGCTGTCACCGATGACGGAAAGGTGGCGATTTCGTGAGCTATGGATACGTCGAGCAGATGCTGGAACTGCTGACAAGCGCATACGCCAGAGACGATATCCAGAATGTTCGGCAGGAGCGCCCACCTGTTACCAACATTGGCAAGCTGTTCAGTGTGCTGGGCTGGGGCCTTGAGCTGACGCACGAAAACCTTGAGCGTATCCGCTCGTGGGATGATCTCGACAACGCTCATGGCGCTGTGCTTGACCGTTACGGGAAGAACTTCGGCGTAAAGAGGAACGGTGCAGACGATGCCCTGTACCGCCTTATGATTAAGGTCAAACTCATCTCTATGCTGTCTGGCGGCGATATCGACACCGTGATAGAGGCGGCCTCGATGCTGCTGAATGTTGAGCTTTCCGACATCACGCTCAAGGAGAATTTCCCGGCCAAGGTTGTGCTGGAGGTAGACCAGCGCCTTTTGACGCAGGAGCAGCTCAACCTTATCACCGGCATTACGTCTGCCATCAAGCGTATCTTGACCGGCGGCGTTGGGCTTCGGCTGTACCTGCGGACGTATCACCAATACATCGCTGCCCTTCCGATTGCCCATGGCAGCTTTACCGTTTCCCGCCTCTCTGGAACCCCGCAGGATAAAACCCGCAGTATCAGGAACGCCCACGATAGCACGTCTGGCGTTCTTTTTTATTCCCATCTGACAACAAAAAGAATCGAGTAGGAGGTAGCTCAATGTCCAAATACCAAGACGGCAACTACGGCACTCTCGCTGGAATTGCCCTTATCGGCAAGGTGCTGGCCGGGCGCTGCACTCTGAAGTACACCAAGGCCACTGTCGGCAAGGGAAGTATCCCTGACGGCAAGACCCCCAAGACCATGGACGGCTCTGCTGAGTATGTCATGGACGTTCCCATCTCCGGCATCACCAACCCCGTGGACGGTGAATGTCAGGTATCCGTGCAAATCAGCAGCGCCAGCGTCACCACCGGATTTTACTGTACCAATGTTGTGCTGTATGCCCAAGACCCTGATTCGGGAGAAATCCCCTTCACTTACCTTGTGATGGAGAACGAACCTGAATGGATTCATCCTTCGTCCTCTTCTGTCGGCAAACTGGCCGCCATTGACCTTATCTCGGCGGTTGGTGACGTAGACCATGTGGAGGCAACCATCGACGAAGATACCATTGCCACTGTGGCCGCGGTAAATCAGGCTGTGAATGACCTGAAGAGCAAAACCCTTCCGCTTTCTGGCGGCACGATGACTGGCCCTATCATCATGCCCGGCGGTGGTTCTGTCCTCAGCATTGAGGACAACGCTGCAACGCACAACATGGTCTACCGGGGCAAGGCACTGGGCACCAGCGTCACGAGCGAGCAGTGGGCGGC